GCATGGCACCCAAGTACTTGGAGTTCATGATCGTCAAGTACAGGCTGTAGCCGTCTGAAAAGAAGACGCGGTACTGGCCCTTGTCGCGGTTCACTGTGCTGGCCGATGCCAAGTTCTTGCGAACGCTCAGAAACGGCCGCAGGTTCATCGTCAACGACGCAGGCAGGAAGTTGCCGAAGTTCAGCGACGTGCCCAGACTCACGACACCACGGTCGTCGAGCACATAGGCTTGGTCCATGTTCTGCGCGGTGTAGGGAATGCCACCCGTGCCGGTGTTAAACGTCGAGAGCTGGAAGTTCTCGGAGCTGGTGCCGTACAGCACAGACGTGTCGTTGCGCGTGTAGACGCCCAAAGCCCCCGATGTTTGATCTCCCGGGAGAGCCAGCAGATTTGTGATGTTCTCGTTCATCACGATCTCGCCAGCGCCAAGCACAGGGCTCCATGAGTAAGGATCAGCAATCGCCGAGAACTGAAGTGATGCTCCAAAGGCAAGGAACAGGTGCTGCTTGTGGAAGGCAATGTGCGACGGCGCGTCGGTGGCCATGCCCGTACGGATTGGCACCACTGTCACGCCATCAAACGAGTGGCATCGGTTCAAGCCGTCCACAAAGAAGATCTTCTTGTTCTGAGCGCCACCGCCGTAGTTGGCCACGACAGCCTGAACCCGGCCGCCGGGCAGCGGCTCAATCATTGCGTAGGTCCCAACACTCTCGGCGTGCTTAGTGCCACCAACGTAGACGTGCTCGTTGGCAACCGGGGTGCCGGTCATGTTAGTGAAGACGATGTAGCCTGCGGCGTCTCCGCCGGTCCAGCTTCCCGTCTGCACAATCACTGCCTTCACCAGCGCTGTAGCTCCACTGGTGTGACCAACGATTGTGTCGCCGGGGAATATCTCGCTCACACCTACATCGAAGTCGAACTCGCCAAAGTACGCGATTTGAGTCCAACCTGAACTGGAGCTTTTGTAGAGATCGAGCTGCGTGCCGCCAGCGTTATCTCGCCAAGCGTAGAGGTCGCCGTTGTAGTACGCGACGCCGCGAACCGGGCCGGAGCCGGGCACAGCGCCGATGTCGGCGCGATAGTCGTCGGCGGCGAGGCTTCGGTAGCTGGCGTCTGTCTCTCCGTCTGAGGCCACGCCCAGCACCGCAGTGATTTCAGCGGCAGGCGTACCACTCACAGAGAACTGCTCGCCGGTCAGGAAGATCCCGACCTCACGAGTGATCACCACGGAGTCTTCAGTTACTGCGATGACCTTGCCCGATGCAGCACTTGAGGAGCCTAGGATCGTGTCCCCAACATCCACTGTGGACAGGAACGAGCAGGACAGCACGTTGTAGAGCGCCGCCGAAGGGCGTGGCCTGCCATCAAACCGCTCGTAGCCTGCGATTCGCGTGTAGCCACCGTTGACTGCACACTCGAAGTTGGCCGCACGGCGGGCAACGCCCGGGGCCAGCGACAGAGTTGGCGTGACCTGATCCAGACCGCCGGACAGTTGGATCAGTTCGTAGTTGACGGATGGTAGGTTTGCCATGGTGTTGCTCAGGCCAGCGGGTTGCCCAGATAGACAGCGCCAAGCATCTCGCGCTCGAGCTGCGCCTTGATGGCGATGTACTGTTTCTGCGCGCGCTGAATCACTTCAGCAGCGGACTCATAGAAGCCGTAGTACTCGAGCGCCTTGTAGACGATCGCGTACTGCAAGTGCTCGGGGATGTCTGGCTCGTCTTCTGCGTTGATCAACGGCGTGGGCAGGCGCTGGTACTCGCCGACGACGGTGTACTCAGCGTCAGGCAGCGGCCCGAACATGATGTCCTTGCCGTTGGGGTAGATGGCGAACACCATCGGCCGCCCCTGCAGATCGCGCTGCAGGTTGAAGCGGTAGGTGTTGCGGAACGTCTGGTACTCCCACTCAACCAGCCACTGTTCGTCTTGAATGCCGATGTCCGTTCGCTGGCAGCGGAACGTATCACGATGCCAATATCGGAAGTCGGACAAACCGGCAGCGGCGGGCGAGACCTGACCGTCACCTTGCGGGACGGCGAAGGAGAACTGCTCGCGCATGAAATCCCAGCTATCGTGCATGCCTTGGATCTCAATCCACGCACGGTTGATCCAGTCAACCAAGCGTTTGGATTCGCCGACGATGCCTGTGACGGCCGTCGGTCCGTTGCCAGAGGCACCAGCCTCTTGGCGAAGGGTTTGCGCGAGCTGCAGAAAGTTCATGTCTTACACCGGGTTGGAAAGCAGTTTGCGCAACCATGGAACGCCCAGCTTGGGGTTCGGGTCGTGCATGACTTGGAACGGGTAGGTCAGAGCCAACACGTTCTCTTCTTGGAACCCCATGGACCCGTCACCTGCGACGATCTTGCGTTGGCGCACGCGCGACTGTTTGGCGTTAGCCAATACAGCAACGTGATACCGGCGCAGCATTGCTGAGTTGCCGCGAATCACCATGCGGTAGTCGCCGTTGACGTTGACCTCTACGAAGGACGCCTCGTTCTCGTTGTTGGGCTCATTGAAGAACACCTCGAGTTCGTCACGCATGAATGCCTCATTGTCGAGGGCATCTGTGCTGATGACGCGGTCGGTGTCGATTTCGTGGCCACCGGCGGCCGAAGCCTCGGAGGCAGGGGTGACCTGCTTCTCGATCTTGACGTCGTCGGATGCGAGTGAGCGTTTGCGCTCGTAGCTGTTGGGTGTGGTGCTCATGGGGTTTGGTCTCCAGTTAAAACGGGGGCGGGGTCACCCGAAGGTGACCCCTTGCCGACTTAGGCAGTCAGCGGATTGGCAGGCACGTCCATCAGGTCGATGAATGTGTCAGTCACGCCAGTGGCACCCAGATCCACGGAACCGGGGGTGAATGCCGTGCCAGCGGTCAAAGCGATGCGCAGGGCACCGATTGGGCACACGCCGTTGGGGGCGTCGGGGTACTGCAGGGCCACGCGGCCAGCGGCCAGCTCAGCGCTGTCCACGATCGCGCCGGGAACAATGCTGGCAGCACCAGCAGAGTCCAAGCAGATCAGGTACAGGCGAGTCGAGCCGTTGACACCGCCGACGAAGCCGCCGTTGACAGCTTGCACACCACCGGCAGCAGCTTGGTACACGGCAGGGCCGGTGTAGCTGATGGCGATGTTGTCGGTGGCGGACTTTGCGTAGAAGCGACCGTCGATCGTGAAGGTGATGTTGTTCACCGTCTTGATGGTGTTGGCGTTGGTGCCTTCAGCCAGACCAGCAGCGGCCAAGCACAGGGTAGCGCCAGAGTTTTGAGAGAGGTTGTCAGACATGATTCAATCCTTGAAAAGAGTTTCGGGAAGACGGGGGCCGAAGCCCCCGGTCATCACAGAGCCGAGCAGGCGGCCTCGACACGGACCATCCAGTTTTCGTTCAGGCGCACAGCGTTCTTGTAGAAGTTGGCACCGACGTAACCGAATTGACCCATGGGGTTGGCGTGAGTGATCTGCTTTGCGGGCAAGTAGATCGGCTGAATGGCGTTCATGCCCTTCAGTGCAACCTGACCCCATGCTTCCTGAGCGACCACCATGCAGGGGTACACGTCAGCAGTGGTGCCAGAGGTGCCACCGGCCGACAGGAAGGTGCCAGCAGTGATCGTGCCGCCTGCGGACAGGAAGGGCTTGAAGTAGGGGCTGGTCACAACGCGGAAGCGCTCGACGCTGCCGACTTCGCGCTCATGCACTGGCTTCTGGCTGCCGTACTTCGCGACGGGCACGAAGTTGGTCAGGTTACGGAAGTCAGCTTCCATGTCGGTGTGGATGAACACCAAGTAGCCGGGTTCCACAGCAGTGGTGCCGTAGTTCACGGAGGCTGCCAGCTTCTCAGTCACCAGTTGAGCGTGTGCGCTCTCCAGTTGACGGGCGGCTTGACGCAGCTTGTTCAGGGTGATGGCGGTGTTCACAGCGGTGCGTGCGGTGCCGTTGGCATACACGACGTTGGTGCCACCACGGACCACACCGTAAGAGATCAACTCTTCGATGGAGGCCATGTGCTCGCCGACGGCCTTGACCATGTCGCCGGGGATGTCGTCCTCGTACATGGCTTCGGCTTTGCTCGACAGCTTCATCAGCACGCCGTACTGCTGCAGGGTGACCTGCACGTCTTGGTACGTCAGAGTGCGCGAGCCGGGAGTCACACCTTCTTGCAACAGGTAGTTGCTGGTGGTGATGGAAGGAGCGCCGTTGGTGCCAGCGTCGATCGGCAGAGCGCGACGGAACACCACGGTGTCAGTCTTGTTCTGGGGGATCTGCTTCTGGGTACCGAAGGTGCTCAGGACTTTGATGGGCATGGCGTGCTTGAGCATTTCGCGCTCGGCCATGATGAGGTTCCGGGAAGGAACGAGAGAGTAGGTTTGCATGATTAAGCCTTTTGCTTGTCAAGTTGATCCAGATAGGCCCAGTACTCCTGAGGCGTCATGTCCTCGACAGCCTTGGATCGCGTTTGCGAACCAGAGCGGCCAGAAGGAATTGCCGCCGCAGCAGACAGGCGCTGCGTTCTTTGTGACGTTGCCGTGGTTGCTGCGCTTGAATGCAGGTCCAGCAGGCGCACTGCGTCTTGCGGGCTTTCGCTCGCCGCAAGCATTTGCACCTCGCGTGGTTGTCGCTGCAGCCAGCCAACAAACTCGGGCGTCTGCACACGATCCTGCCAACCCGGGTGCCGAATCTCGACGGACATCTCAGCTCTCAGACGTGCGATTTCGGCAGGGCCTGCGCCTTGCTGGACGGGCTGCTGTGCTTGCTTGAGCTGTTGCTCGAGCAGACTCAGTCGCTCATTCAGCGCTGACTCCATCGCGTCCGCGAACTCGGGATAGTCGCGTTTCAAAGCGTCCATCTTCTCGGGGTTGACTTGCGCTGCACGGATCTCTCCGGCAGTTGGCGCGTCGCCGCCCTTTGCAGTGACCTGTGCCGCCACCTGTTGCTGTTGCTTCAGTTGGCTGCCCAGTCCACCGATGTGACCTTCGGCATTTCGTAGACGTTGCGTGACTTGGCCAAGCATGGATTCAAGTCCAGCGATCTTGTCCATCAGGGCCTGACTGCCTTGCTGGTCCACCTCTTCGCTGCCCTTGGGTGCGTCGGCCGGAAAGTCGGCGGGCGCTGTGGCTGCGGGGTTGGCTGCGGCTGTCAGATCTGCTGGTGGGTCAGTTGGTTCATCGTTGGCAGGCTGCGCGCGTCCTGCGTCCTCTGCGTCCAATTGGTCCCAGATCTTCTGTGCGTCGTCTTGCGGGTTCGTAGTTTCCTGTGCGGGGTTCATTTAGGGTCGTCTCACTTTTTGGTCATCGCTGACCGGGGTTCGCCAACGCTGACAATTCGTCAGGGTCGACTGCGGGACTGGCGCTCGCTTCATCAGCAAGGGCCAGAATCCGTTTTAGCTCGCTGATCTGCCCACGAATTTGCGACGTCTTCACGGCGTCGTACGCGGGCGAATCATTGAGCTGTCGTAGTTCCTCGAGCCTTTGCTCAAGCAACTGCGACAGCCGCTTCCATGTGGCACTACGGAAGTCTTCGGGTCTCATTCGTCTCCAGACAAAAGAAAAGCGGGGCCGCCATTTCTGACAGCCCCGCTCGGAACTTGCTCAACCTTGAGGAAAACGGGGAGGCAACTGCAAGAGACACTTCCCCGGGGCGAATAATACAGCATTGTGATACGCGGTGCAATGATCAAATGCCAGAGCCTTGACGGACCTTCAAAGCGGCTTCTGCGTTGAAGCGCTCGCGGCCGTCTTGGATCTTGATCATCTCGAGGCGCTCTTTCGCAGCCAGCGCTTCGCGATCGAACTGGTCGGTCGATTGCAGCTTCGCGATGGCCAGATCGCGGGTGAGCTGGTTGTCGATCGCCTGCTGCTCCGACTCGGCACGCTCGCGCTCGACGTTGTAGGCCAGCGTCTGCTGGCGCACCTGCAGCTCGCGCTCCTGCTTGGTCAGCTCGAAGTTGCGCTGCTTGTCGCGGTCCTGCAGGTCCAGCGTCTTGGCCTGCATGCGCATCTCTTCGGTGGCGATCTTGGGGTCCTGCGGTGCGCCCTGCTCTGCCATGGCCTGCTGGTCCTGAGCGACTTGGTCCTCGGTCTTCATCAGCTCGTCCGGGTTCACCTTGAACGCCTTCAGGATCGCCTGCAGTTCTGCACGCTCCTTCAGGTGCGGGATGTAGCGCGGGTTGTTGGTGATGTTGGCCAGATTGAGCAGCGCTTGGTTCTGGATGTCGCGCTCGATCAGTGCGGTGGAGCCGCGAGCGTCGACCTCGTAGTCGCCCTTGATCGCTGGATCTGGATCGTTGGCCATCTTCCAGTCGTAGTAGCGGCCGATGTGCGGGCGCGTGACGTTGTCGTCGTAGAGCTTCACGCGCTGGCGCAGGACTGCGTTGGCGTTGTTGTAGAGCATGACCATGCCGCCGACGGTCTCGGGCGCACTGCCCTGCTCGCCGCCCATGATCTGGGGCATGCTGGACTCGGTGTCAGCAAAGGCCATGGCGGCCTGCGCGATCGACAGCAGCTCCTGCAGGTGGCTGTTGAACTCGAACACGCTGAACGACTGGCGAACGTCCTCGAGGTCGTCCTTGGCCAGCCAGATCTTGTTGGGGGTGATCTCGTAGCTGCCGTTTTGCGGAATGATCAGGCCCTTCTTCATGACGATCTGGCCGCCAAGCGAGGTGCGGCCGTTGTCCATGACCTGACGCCAAGCGCTGTTGACCACGCGCTGCTGGTGCTCCAACTCGTCTGGCAGGCCGTAGCCGTACGGGGAGTCGTCGGCCTTGCGCCAGCACCACACGTCCACCGGCAGGGTCTCGTCGACCACCCACGAGGGCATGGCACCGACGATCTTGTCGTTGACCATGATCAGCACGCCGAATGCGACGTCGGTCAGCGGGTCGCTGGTCTGCGAGCTGAGCATCTCCATCTCGTCGGGCTCGATCTCGCCGTGGTAGGTCCACATCTCGTAGCTGTCTTCTTGGATCACGTCGCGCAGGACGCGGCCCTCGGCCACGCGGATGCGGTTGGGTTGTGTGCGCAGCACGTCGCGGATCGAGTCGGCGTCGTAGCCGGGCACGCCCACCAGCTTGCGCAGCTCCTTGCGCGTGACGTTGCGGCGCATCCAGAAGCCTCGGCCACGCTGGTGGTCGTTGCCGCAGGCGGGGTCGAACCACACGTCCCACGGGTCAAGGCACTCGGTCGCAGGGACGATCGCCTCGTTGATCTGCAGGGCCTGCGTGCCGTCTGGCTGGGGCAGCCACACCTTGCTGGTCTGACGGGCCGGGAACGGGCCGTAAAGCACGCCAGCGCCCAAGCGCACGCCGTCCTCGACCATCTTGCGGCTCTCGCCGTTGTACTGGCACTCGGTCAGGCTGTCGTCGATCGAGTCGCGCATGGCCTCGGCTGCCTTCTTGGCGGCCTCCATCACGAACTTGGCCTCGTCGGCTGCGGTCATACCGGTGGGCTGGCCAGTGGTTGGGTCGACGGTCTGGCGCTGGTCGCCGGTCATCTCGGCCACCTCGGGGATCGGTGTGGCCTTGACGTCCCAGTTGCGGTCGTCCACAGGGAAAAGGATCTCGCACATGCGGGCCACGGCCTGATCGACCTTGGGGCGCACGATGTTGATCACCACGCGGGAGCGGTTGCCGTCGGTCACCTTGCGGGCGGGCGGACCGTTGCGCAGGGTGTTCTCGAACTCGCCGGTGCTGTTGGTGTGCTCACCGAAGTAGAGCTGCGCGTTCTTGCGCCAGCGCTTCTCGACGCCCGACATGGCGCGGTGCTGCACCCACTTGTCGCGCATCGCGGTGAACTGGCCATGCAGTTGGTGGACCTGCTCGCGTTGCATGTTCTCGAACTGCTCGCGGGTGAGCACCTCGTCGCCGACCATTACGGCCATGTCTTGTGGGATGTCTTTGGGGTTCATGGTTTACCTCAGTAGCCTGTGACTTCATCGAGCGCCGCCCATGCGGCTGTGTTTTGGACTGGGACCTGCCAGTCATCGAGCTTCTTGGGCGGCACAGCGAACGTCAGCGCCAGCGAGTCAGCACGGTCGGGGGACTTGATGCCGCGCTTCTTGGCGTCTTGCTTGCTCTCGAGCAGCAGGTCGCCGCCCTTGTAGCCGTACTGCAGCGCAGTCAGGTCGGTGATCAAGTCGGGGTCGTTTGGAATGGATGCGCCAGCTTTGAGCCACTCGCGCAGGTCGCGCCACATCTTGGCGCGCAGGTTGTAGTTCTGGCCGTCGCCCATGCGCAGGGCGCTGTTGACGTCGACCACCATCTCGCCGAAGTCGCGGCGCAGGATGTCGGCAACGCCGGAGCCGATGCCGATGACGTCGACAGCGATCTGGCCCACGTCGCCATTCATGGCGCGGATCTCGTCCTTGGCCCGGCCTGCAACGTCCACGACGTCCATGCCAGAGAACACGATCTGGCGCAGGCACACGCGGCCTTGGCGGAACGTGAAGCAGGTCTTGTCGTCGCCAAAGCGGGCGACGTCGATGCCCATCAGCACGGGGCCGTAGGCCATGATGTCGGCTGCACCCTTGCGGGCTGCGGCCTGCGCCAGCTCGCCCGGGATGAACGCGTTGGCCACCGACGCGGTGTAGCTGCGGTCCACCTCTTGGGCCAGCACGACGGGGTCCAGCGTCGAGCGCTGCTTCTCGTACCACGCCTCGTCCTTGCGCGGGTCGTCACGCCAGTCGAAGATGAACTTCTTGGTGCGGCCGTCGTGTGCCCGGCGGTAGAACGGATTGCCCGCGCCGTTGGGCGTGGACACGTAGATCCGGCAGTTCGATGTCTGAGACAGCGCAGCGTCGGCTGCGTCTGGGTGCTCGAGGAAGGCCGCCTCGTCCACGAAGTAGATCGACGTGCGGTTGCCTCGGCCAATGTTGTCGCCCGCCTCGCCGGTGATGAAGGACCCGTTGTCGGGGTTCTGGATCTTCATGAACGGGGCGTGCTTGCTCGGGTCCCAGCCCTCTGGCTGGAACTCGGCTGGCAGCAGGTTGATGTACTCGCGCACCTTCCAGAACAGGCTGGCCGGGTTGCCGATCTGGTCGACGTAGCTCTCCTTGCGGGAGCCGAAGCCCACCACGGTGCCGACCCTGAAGAGCATCATCCACGAGGCAAACGCCACGCACAGCCACGACACGCCAGCGTCTCGGCTCTTCTCCACGATGCCGTCTTCGCGGGCCAGCCAGCGGGCCAGACACCAGTCGATGAACTCGCGCTGCTTGGGGAAGAGCACGAACGGCACGACGGTGCGCAGGCCCTTCTCGGCCAAGCGTGGGTCGAACGTCATGCCCCAGTCTGAGATGAAGTCGGCCGGGTGCCCGGCGTAGTAGTCCAGCAGGCGGGCCACGATCTCGGGCTGCGCGCGCATGCGCTCGAGGCGCTCCACGCGTGTCTGGAACACCTTCTCGTAGTCGGGATTGATCCAGTCGAAGCCGTCCATCACTCCCCCTTGATCAGGCGCTCGTAGGCCTGCTCAGCCGTCAGCGACAAGTCAGCCTTGATCTCAATTGCGCGGCCATTGGCACCGGTGTGCTCGACCTTGGTCTTGTCTCCGTAGGCTGCTGCGTTGAGCTTGGCGGCCACCTTCAGGTTGACGTCGATGGCGGCCTTCAGGCCCGATGCGTCACCGATGGCTGCTGCCCGGCGGCCGTACTGGAGCGCTGCGTCCACGAGGTTGTGTGCGCGCTCGATGCCAGCCATGGCGTACTGATCTGCGGTCTCCTCGCTGTCCATGAGGATCTGGCGCAGCTTCCAGCCAGCAATGGTGAAAGGCATGCTGTCGGCGATCTCTTGGAAGGACTCACCCCACACGTAGCGGTCGAACACCTCCTCGGCGAACTCGAGCACTTGAGCCTTGAGCTTCGCTGCCTCGGCGCGCTTAGGGTCGAGGTGAAGAGCGGTGCCGGGGGGCTTGCGCTTGGTGTCTTTGTTGGTGTCTGCCATGGTGCTGCGGAGGAGGCCCACGGCATCTCACCTACGAGGGAGACGAACTTTTCAGCGAGAGCCGGGGCCAAAAAAAGAAAAGGCCCGCACGCGGCGGGCCAGATTTTGGGGACACTTCCCCGGGCAGGACTATAAAGCATTGTGATACCCCCGGTCAATGCATACCGTACATGGCGCGAGTCAGGTTCGAGAATACTTCTGCAGTCGACACTTTGCGCCGAGGTCTCCATCCGGCGCGAATGTTGTCGCGATGGCTATCGGAAAGACTTTTCCCAGTCTTGGCTGCAGACATTTTTTGCAGGGATTCAGGCGAATGCTTGTAGCCCGTGCAGCCCCATCCGCCGCCATCGGAATGGTTTGCCAGCTTGGAACCGAATACTCTTAGGGATGCGATCAAGAACTGCTCATGCTGAAAAGCGCCATCTTCCGTCAACTCGTCGGTGACGATCTCTGGAACAAAACCGTACTTCTCAACAATGCCACGCCAGTGCTTGTTGCGCCCCGACCGAGTTTTGAATCTATCGGCCCGCCCTTTGCCGACGTAAAAGATGGAATTGTTGTCTTTGCGCCTGTGAATATAGACGTAAAAGTCATTAGAATCGCGTTCGCTCATTTGATGCTCCTTTCATCGCTTGGGAAGTAAAGGCCCGGCGCTCCAACGCTGGGCCTTTGCGCATTCTAATCGTCCATCGTTTGGGGCAGCCGGGTGAGGCCTTGCCGGGTGCATAGCGTCAGGAACCGGACGGCCGCCTCCATCACCTCGCGGTCGGACTGCATGCCCCACTCCTTGCTCAGGTACAGGAAGCTGGCGGCGATCTCGGGCGACAGCCGGGTGTTGATCGTGCGCCCGCCCTGCTTGAGCCGGTACTTGCGCTGGCGCTCGGCCACCGTCATGGCGTCTGGCTTGCGCGACCTGAAGCCCTTCTTGCGGTTCAAGGCCTGCGGGTCGATCTTCGCCGGGTCACTCACGCTGCGGTCTCCTTTTGCTTGGTCGTGATGGCCAAGCGGATGGCTTTCTCCATCTCCTGCACGGTGCATTCCTCGAGCTGCTGCGTGTGGATCTCGATGCCAACCCTGATCAGTTGCATCTCGGGGCCGGTGAACAGGAACCGACCAAGGCGCTCGCCTCGTTCGTGCGCGGCGTAGGCTGCATCCTTGGCCGCCTGCAGCTCGGGCAGCCAGTCAGCGCCCAGCTTGGGGTTGATCCTTGGCAGGCACACGGCCATGTCGAACGCCTCGCGCATGGTGTGCGAGTGATCGCCGGTACCGTGGCCAGCGATGATCGCATCCATGGCCGCGACGTTGGCCAGCTTGAGATGGACCCCGGCCTTGGGCACGCTGCCCACGGGCTTGAAGCCAGCCTTGATCCAGCTCATGTTGTCGAGGCGCACGCCCTTGGGCCGGTAGTTACTGCGCTTGCGCATGCTGTGCCTCCTTGGGTGTGCAGGTGTGGATCATGACGTCGTCGGGCTTGAGCCTGAACGTCTTGCCGCAGTCGGGGCACGTCACCTTCTTGCCGAAGGTGCGCTCGTAGTTGTCGCTGAAATGGTCCAGCGGCACGTCGTAGGGTCGTGGGCTGCTGCCCTTGCCGCCGTGGCTCATGGGTTCTTCTCCTTGAGTTTGGCTTCGTAACACGGGACGCAAGTGCTGCCGTGCTTTGGTCCACCCATACCTCGGATCATGGCGCGGCAGTTGCAGCAGAGAACGCAAGCTGCCGTGTAGATAAAGCCTCGCTTAGTCTCGTGAATGGGTTGGTCATCCTTGTCGTAACCCAGTATTGGTTCATCCATTGTTCTTCCCCTTGAGTTTGGCTTCGATGGCGATGGCAATCTCCCAGCGTTGCTGATTGCCAAGCACGATGGCGTCACGCTCCTCATCCGTCAGCCCAACCCATTGCCGCTGTGCTGCGGGTGGGGTGGCGTAGAGGGCGTTTGCCGCTTCACGGTAATGCTTTGCTGCACCGATGGCCTGTCGCTTTGCGTCTTCGTCGCGCAAACTCCATGAGGCTTCCTCAACTGATGCGGCGGCACCCATAACCAACGCCCACCATGCAGAGGAATTAGCCACAGGCTCCTGCACAGGTGCTGCAAGGGCTTGCTTGATGGCGGTGATGGCTTTGTCAAGCATGGTGCATTGGTACGGAAAGAGAAAATCTCTGTCGCTGTCTTCGTAGTCGATATGTTCCAATGCCTCCAGCGCCCGATTCAATGCTTCATCTTTGGTCATGCCGTCGCCTCCTGCATTTCCCAGCCCATGCGGAAGTAGATCCAACGGGTTTGCAGTCCACCGTTGATGTACTTGTCGCCGCGCATCGCAAAGTCAGTGTGGCCCTTGGTGCGCATGATGGCCTCGAACATTTTCTGTGCTTTGCTCATACGCCCACCTGCTTGAGTGCTGCCTGCAGACCGGCGAGACCGCCGACGCGCTGGCCGTTGATGAAGATCTGCGGCATATGACGCAGGTCCGGGTTGTCCGCAAGAAATATCTGACCGATCATCGTGTCTTGGACATCGAACTCGCGGTACTCCAGCCCCTTGGTCTTGAGCAGTTGCTTTGCGCTCACGCAGTTGGGGCACGCGCTCTTGGTGTAGATGACGATGTTCATTTGCGCTCCTCTCGAATGCGTCGCTTGAGTTCTGTGTTCTCGGCCAGTGCTGCCAGCAGCCGCTTGCGTGTGTCGCCATAGCGGACCTTCCACTCATTGGCTCGCTGGTTGGCACGGTCAACTCGGCTGTCGGTGCGGCGCTGAAGAGCTGCATATTTCTTGGCGTTCTGCTCTTCGTTCTGCGCAACGATCGCCTGCTCTTGCTCTGGCGTCAGTGTGATGGTGGTCATGCGTGCGCTCCAAAGAAGGCGGCCGTCAGCGGGTCGCGTGCGATCGGTCTGCCGGTCCAGTAGTCGCCACGCATCTTGGCCAGCCGGTCTTCCCACTCGCCTGACTCGCGCAGCCGCTTGCGGTACTCGCGCGACAGCTCGGACTGCGTCTTGATGCGCTGCACGCGCACCTTCAGGTTCGATGGCTTAGGACCTGCGCGGTAGATGGCGATCTTGGGTCCGCCCGTCTCGGGGTTGACCATGGCGCGGACGTGCGCCTCGTTGGCGTCGACCAGCTCCTGCAGCCAGCGCCACGCAGTGGTGTTGCCGATGTGCAGCTCCTGCTTGAGCTGCGCCACGGACTTGTCGCCCGATCGCAGCGCGCACAGGACGCGCACGCGGTTGTGCTGCTTCACCATGGGGCCTCCTCGAGCTTCTCGCGCTGCTGGCGCTGGTGGTCGCGCAGTTGGCCGGGTGTCCAAGGTGTTGGGCCGTTCGCTGGTGGGAATGGCCATGGCTGTGGCGTGCTCATGCTTCCACCACGCGGCCGTCGCGGTACTCGAAGCGGTTGCCGTATCGGCTGGGGATCTTCTCGTGGTCCTGTGACCCGGGGCGCACGGGCACCCACTCGGGCTTGTAGATGTCATCGCTCATTGGCGAGCTGACGGTTCGGTTGCGCGGCATATTGCCGGTGGTCGCTTTGACTCCAGACATGTTCGACTCCATGTGACGTGCGATATTGCACAGCCACATTATAAGCATTGTGAACATTCAGCCAAGAGTTTCGTCGAAAAAATTTAAGCCGCCCGCCCATGGTCATGAGTGAACAGCTCTTCGCGCTTTGCGCGTGCAGCCTCGGCGGCGCTCTCTGGCGTATCAAACAAGCCTAGATACGAGCGCTTGCCATTGTGGTTCACATATGCTTGCCATTTCAATCTTTGCTTGTGAAAGCTGACGCCTCGATACCCAGACTTGTTCTTGATGTGCTGCTTCCTGTTTTCTAGGTTCTGCTTCTGCGTTGCCATTCTCAAGTTGTGCCAACTGTTGTTTAAGCCGTTGCCGTCAATGTGGTCGATTACTTTGCTTGAGCTTATTTCGCCGGTCATGTAGACCCATGCAAGTCGGTGCGCCAAGTAGGTCGTGCCGCCTATACCAATGATCAGGTAAGACAGGCAGTCTGAAAACTTTTGAATGTGCCCAGCCAAGGCCCATGGCTGAATCCTGTATCTAGGAGATTTTCTCCATCGGAAGACACCGGTCTCTGGGTTGTAGTGCAGCAGCTCTTTGAGTTGAGTCTGAGATAGAATGCGTGAAGCCATGCGGCCCTCCGTTTCAGGGTTGATGTGGTGAGAAGCCCCGTTGTGTGTCCAGCACTTCGGGGCTTCGTTATTTTACGGCCAAATACAGCAATGTGATTATCCAAGCACGTTGTCAATGTAGTCGGCCAGCAGTCGTCCAGCCTCGAGCACCAGCTTGTCGTCGCCGTCCTTGCGCTCGAGCGTGCGGCGGGTCCACGTGCGGAACTCACGCGACAGGGCGCGCCAGTGCTCGGGATGGTTGAGCTGCAGCCAGTCCACACCAGCGACCATGGCCCGCAGCTCTGCGTGGCTGTAGCCGGTGACGTCCTCGCACTCGAAGGATGTGCCCACCGCCTTGGCGAACATCGGTGAGACGCTGGCAAAGCCAAGCTCATGCTGGGCATCGCTCCAGTCCTTTGCGGCCCATTGGCCAAGCAGTTCGCCCACCCAGTCTGGTTGCAATCGAATCATTTGGTTACCACCTAGAGTTCTGACAACCCGGCAATCTAGTCGGGTTCACATTGTTGATACGTTCGAGCCGCGCTGCAGTGGCGCAATAACTCACAGAAGGCGCGATGGCTCCATTGCTCAGAAGGCTCAAGGCTCCGATCACACGCAAGCGCATGCCGCGAGCGACGGTGCTTCTCGGTTGGTCCATGAACGGTCGGCCGGTGGCGTCGATCCCCTTGGTGACTCCAGCAGCAGTAGAACGCCGGATCTTGATCTGGCGCAAGAAGGGATACAAGGTCAGCGCCGTCATCGAGTTCGATTTCATGTGACGGCCTTGCGGATGGCAGCGGCGATGGCCAGCGTGCCGTAGCCGTCGATGCCCATCTGCTCGACCAATGCGGCGATGCGCTCGCGCTCGCGGCGCTGCACCTCCTCGACGATGCTGCGAACGCGCTTGAGCTGGTGCTGGGTGTAAGCGCCGGGGCCGCGCCAGTTCATGTGGCCCGCGATCTCTGCGTCTGTCATGCCGCACCCCCGATCGACTTGACGGCGGCCAGCAAGTTGGCCCGGCACTGAAGCGCAGCAGCCAGTGGCGTGGGCTGCTTGAAGTCGCTCTTGGCCTCAAACGTGACACCGACCGGCGTGACCTTCACGTTCACACAGCAATACCATGTGCCGTCGTCGAAGTACTGAACTCGAGGCGTGCCCCACTTGGTCAGCTCGAGCAGCACGTCCTCGAGGGTCTCGCTCGCAGGTGTCGCAGCAGGCGCAGTGGCTGTCTTGGGTTTGAAGATGGACAGGTTCATGCCACCATCTCCACCGTCAGGTGCAGCTCGCCGCCGGGGGTGGAGTCCGTCCACTCGAACGTCTCGCGCACCAGCACCTTGTTGCTGTCGTCCTCCCAAAACCCGGCCCGGGTCAGCGCATCGGCCACGACCTTGCGCACGTTGTCCATGTCCCGCGCTCGCCGATCAGGGGGCGACAGCAGCCACAGGACCTTCAGCGGGCCGCAAAGGGCTTTCTGGCCAAGCAGGCTGCCCATGCCCATGCTGGCCACGATCTGGGCCACAGTGGCCTCGTAGGCCTTCGCCTCGGGCGTCTTGTAGTGGCCGCCAGCTCGCGTGTGCTTGACCGCGTGGTTGCCGGCGACCTTTGGCCAAGGCAGCGCGAACTCATAAGTTAGTGCCCGCTCACTTGCTCCTGTTACTGTCACGTTATGCGTTTTCGTCATATCTCCTATGCTTTCTGCCGATACCGGCGCTACATCATTGTGATACTTGCGCTTTGGAAAATTGCCCTTGGGCAATCAACTTTGCGGCGTTACGAACGCCTTGGCTGATGTTGCCGTTGCCGTATGAGCGAAGAATCTCAGCAGTCTGATCGTCGATTGAGATCATTCTTTGCACCATCCTCTTTCCATCTTCCAAAGGTTTTCGTCCACGTGTCTCAAGAATTTCAATGTTCATCTGAACCTCCAAAGTAGTTGCAGCGAAATTATATATTCAAATATACCAATACGATTGCCTGAAGTGCCGTGAAAGATCGCAAACCAGTAACGTAGACAAAACAGGGGGGTGCTTGCGGAGGGGGTAAGAGAAGAGAGTATTTCTAATAATAAGAGAGGTATTTTTTTTATTGTTATATAGACTCAACCCCAGCAACCACGCGGGTTTTGGCCGTAGACACAGGTGTCTCTGGTTGTTGCTGAAGTTGCCGTTTTTGACAGTGTCACGGCCAATGCCGTAGACGTTTTGAGGTTCTGCAACGACACCAAGTGTCTCTGGTAGTCCGCCCATCATTCGGCCGCATCCTCATCATCCTCGACCACTGGGGCGAACTCATTGGCCACCCATGCCATGCGGCTCTTGCCTCGACCCGATGGTGGTTTGTACTGGACCAGCGTGATAGCTTCCCGGCGCTTGAGGGAGTCGATGATCGCGTCCTGCTGCCGTGGCTCGAGGGCGCGGTACATGCGGCTGAAGCGCGTCATCTCGGACTCTGTGCGGCCTTGTGGACCGGCTTGCTTGACGACCCTGAGGACGTCCTGACACCAGCGATCGAAGTCGCTGTCGCCCATCCGGGTGGCCACCTGCTCCTCTTGGATGAGCATGGTGAACTTGACGAAGTCGATGGCCCACTGGGCGCTGGTCGGGTCGATCTCGAGCCCACCGCCGGAGGCGACCTGCTTGATGTCGGTGGCGCTGTAGCGTGCGCAGGCCATGCCAAGGGCCAGTTTGGCCGCGTGCTCCCATGCCCTGCCCCACAGGGGCGACAGGCCCTTGGCCTTGACCTCTTCCATGCGGTTCTCGACCCAGTCGTCGAACTCCCGGAAGATCTGGTTGGTCATGCCAGCGAAGGGCATCTCGATGGGGCTTGCCGGGTCGAGGCCGAGGATGCCGCACTGCAGCTCGCGGGCGGACTTCATCCACTCCACGACGGCTGCCGGTGGCTGGCCGATGCCGACATAGTTCTTGGCCACCCTGCGGTCGGGCACGAACAGCATCAGCATGCGGTTGAGGTAGCCGCTGACCACGTCCTGACTGCCAAGGGCTGGCCAGAGGGTCTCGGGGGTGGTGGTGCCGTGCAGGCCGATGCAGGGGTACGGGATGTCCTTGCGCTCCTTGGTCTTGCGGTCCGCGTACTCGGTGCCGTGGTAGACCGTGCCGGAGCTGGAGAACAGCTTCATCAGGTTGGTCACGATGGATGCGAGGTGCGGTCCTGCGCCCTTGGTGGCCACCGCCTTGAGCATCAGGCCCAGCTCGTCGATCTGGAACAGGCTCACCGGGTGATCCGCTGCGCGGGCCAAGAGGGCTGTGCCGGAGGCCAGCTCTTCGCCGCCAAGCAAGTCTGACAGCCCAGCGGCTTGGAACAAGACCTTGACGCACTTGCGAGCGTGGTCCTTGCCCGCAGACGTACCTGCCACGCCCACGAGGTAGTAGTTGGTGCGAAGGCCCGTGCTGGTGGCCACTTTGCGGCCAAGCACTGTGCCCACGACGGAGATGGCCGCAGCCAGCGCGAGGATGGGCTGGGGCTTTTGGGCCGTCTGCAAGATCCAGTCTGCGATCTGCTGCACGATGCCGCCGGGCTTGAGCAGGTGCTCGGGGTAGTCGGGCACGTCATAGACCAGCTCGTCGGCCTGCGCCGTGGCCTTTGGCTCCACCACCTTCACCGGCGTGTCGTCACGCGTTGCCACAACCTCAGGGGTGGTCTTCGCTTTCTGGCGCTCCACCTGCTTGGCCAGCGCCGCATCGAGGTCGATCGTCACATCGGGCTTGTGCTTTGTGGGGTGACGGTCAACGCCTGCGACTTGTGCCGCCTCGTCGAGGGCTCGCTTGATGTCGCCGTTGTGCTGCAGCATGCACAGCAGGTCGAACGCGTCGTGCGCGAACCCGTCAGCGATCGGGTCAGAGCCGTGGTGGCTGTAGCACTTCTGGTGGTCCTGATCCTTGAACACGACAACGCCGGGGATGCGGGTGCTCGAGCTGGGGGCGAGCCATCGCTTGCCCTTCTGACGGTAGCCCGCCTGCGACAGCAGGTCCTCGATGCTGACGGCGCGGTTGTACTTGCCGATGATGTCGTTGCCGTCTACTGGGACCGTGCGCCCTGCCTGCACGTAGCGCTTGCCCACGTGCATCTTCTTCCATGGGCACAGGTTCTCGATCTCTTCGCGAAGGCCTGAGGACTTGTCTGCAAGGGTGCGCCAGAACTCGAGCAGTCTCGGGGGGATCTGGGGCAGCGTCTCGAAGTCCCACGGTGCCTTGCCTTCAGCCCACGTGTAGTGGTGGCCGTCTGGGTGCTGCGATGGTGGCAGCACGTCTTGGTTGGGTCCTGCGCGGAACTCTGTGATGGTGAACCGATCGACGGGGCTCTTGGCGTCCTGCTTAGGCCACGTGATCTTGAGCAACGGCATGTCTTCCGGCACGCCCGCGAACACGGCCTTGTCGCGGTTCGCCTTGGAGCGAATGCGCATGCCGAAGTCCATGATCTCGTCGTAGTCGAGACCAAACTCCTCGAAGATATAGCGGCTCCACGCCTCGTCATCGACGTCGATTGCACCGGTGCCGCTTGGCTGGTGAACGAGGCCCATGTTCTGCAGGCCTTGGGCCAGCTTCTTGACGGCCTTCTCGGGCGTGTTGATCAGCTCGCTGGGTGCGTTCCATCCCGGGTGGTTGGGACCCTTTGTCTTCATCGGCATCATCACCAGATTCCAGCCCTGCTGGATGTAGGCAAACGCATGCTCGATCTGGGTTCGCTGTTGGTCGCTCAGTTGTGTCTGTTCATTGGGTGTGCTCATTCGTCGCTTTCTGCCGCCGCTTTGCAATAAAGGAGACCCGGCGGAAATCCGTGAAAGCGGAAAACCGGATGGCGTGGCCGCGCCCCGCCGGGTCAAAATACATCATTGTGATACTCGGGTTCTTAGAGGTTGTCCGCACTTCACGCGCGTGATACCTTCGCCAAGATCTTCGAGTCGGCTCGCAGCTTGCCGCGCGAGATGTGTTCAATCCGCAACTGCTGCAGGTTCGGGATGCGTCCACGAGTCTTCCAGTTGCTGATGGTGGGTTGTGTCACGCCCAGAGCCGCTGCGGCTGCAGCCTGTGAGCCGAAGTGTTTGATTACGCTGTCAATTTTCATGTTCATCCAGAGGTTCGTCTGAGGATGCGAAGTATAAGCCATGTGATAACAGGTCGCAAACCAGCGGTCAAGCTATCCCGACGGCAGCCATGACCAAGAACTTCCAGCGCATGTCCATTGGCGATAGGCTCCGCTACCTCATAGAGGTTCGGGGGTACACGCAGGTGGCACTCGCTCAGAAGGTAGGCGTCACGCAGGCAGCGATCAGCAACTTGGTGACAGACTCGTCGCGCAAGCCAAGCGCCCCGACGCTGCTCAAACTCGCCGCTGCACTGCAGGCAAACCCAGATTGGATCATCACGGGTGAGGGTGAGCCCTTCCAGATGAGCACTGTTGGGGCCAAGGGTGAGCAGCAGCTCATCGAGGCATTCAGGGCCATGGACGAACAGGCCAAGGCCGCACTGCTGGCCGCCGCGAAGGCCATGTCCAGCCGCTGAACTTCACATACCTGATAAAACCATAGGGTCTTTCGAGACCCCTTTTTTGACAGCCGACTTCACAATTGTGATATAGTCGAGCCATCGGTTGATTCAAACCGATCCCGCCCGGGGGTTCCGGGACACGTCAGGAGACCAACATGCAAACACTCAACTTCAGCAATGACACTTTAGATCAGGACAACACCTTCGTAATCGACTGGGCTGGCGTTCGTCGCCAACGCCGCTTGGTTGCCAAGCTGCACAAGGGTTATCAGAAGGACGACGACGGCATCGTCTGGGCCATGCAAAAGAGCCTGTGCCTCAAGAGCGAGTACACCGCCAAGGACGTCGAAGAGCGCGCCCGCCTGAACGCCATGGAGCCTATTCGCAACGGCGACATCGTGATGATCGAGGGCCAGCAGTACAAGGCCCGCGTGCTGGGTGACTTCAGCAACTGCGCCATCTTCGATCCCGTCAACTAAGTCCCGGGGCCACGGCCCCATCTTCTGGAGAACCTCATGACCACAGCACCCAAGTTCACCGTCCACTGGACCAGCGCCCTCTCGGGCAACCGTCTCAGCAGCGCATGCGCCACGAAGAAGGCAGGCCTTGCCGAGTGCAAGGCGCTCTACACCGAAGGCGCTCGAAACATCAGCCTGAGCGAGTTCAAGCAAGGCGTCGGTGCTATCGACATCAACTGGCGCGTTGCTCTTCGCAACTGAACATCACATTGCCATTGGAGACAGACATGAAGCCCAACCCATACGTCTTATCCCTCGCACAGTGTGCGGGCCTGCAGATCATCGAGCTGAAGATGACCGGTGGCACGCACATCAAGGCCCGGCTGCAGCGCCTCGACGGCACGTCAGCCAACTTCATCTTCGCGAACTCGCCGGGCGAGAAGCGTGGATTCAACAACAAGCTCGCCGAGCTGCGTAGGTTTGCGCGTGGCGAGTACAACCCCATCACCCGGAGAAAACCATGAGGTATGACCTGTTTGAGTTCAATGCGCTGGGCATGTCCAGATCCGCCCGTGCGTGGCGCGTTCTGTTCCTGCTGGCCTGTGTGGCCGTGACGGCCATGGATCTGTTTGTTTGGAGGGCCTGATGAACGCAACACACACACCGGGGCCGTGGATAACCAAAGAATCTACCGAGCATTGGGGGCGCGTCGATGTCACTGTATGCGCCGCCTTCACCGCCAACGATGTTGCTACAGCTTGGCAAGGCACGACTGCCGTGAACCGTGCCAACGCCCGCCTGATTGCTGCAGCACCTGACCTGCTGGAGGCGCTGAAGAGCGCGGCAGACTGGATTGGCAAAGGCCGGGGAGGCGAACACATCGTCGATATTGCCCGCGCCGCCATAGCCAAAGCAACGGAGGCAGCCAATGGGTGACATGGCCGAATACTTCAACGACATGCGCGACCACAAGAAAGCTCTGCGCCAGCGCTACGGCGTGCTGTGCCCGCAGTGCCAGATCGTGCGCCCCAAGGCGCACCCCACCATCCTGATGCCCGGCCAGAAGTGCAAGGTCGACGGCTTCAAGGACACCCGCCCTCGACTAACCAACGAACAATGGAGCAACCCATGAACACTATCCCCAACGCCAAGCGCACAGAGCCCTTCATCCCTGTCGACCACCCCGACTACGTCTGGACCACCGGTGCCGACGTGCAAGCCACGTGGCGTCGTTTCGGCTGGCAGCCGATCGCTGAAGTCCGTGCAACCGAGCAGAGTGAGAAAATTTTCACAAAAGCTATTGCACACGACTTCACAATGCCTATATAATCTCAATCACTGACCCGGCAGTTTCCGGGGCACTTCCAAGAAGGAACGCAAATGTCGACTCAATCCCTCCCCTCCGTCGGCCCATACACTTGGGTCTCCAAGGACGTCACCCGTGGCCGCTATCGCCTCGTCGTGTACGGTGCCTTCAACGCCTTTGGCCTGATCGGCAGCGAGCACAACGGCATCGCTGTGCTGGACAACGTCGACATGTGCGTGGTGGCCGACAAACTGTTCGAGCAGGACAGCGGCTACTTCGGCCCCAGCGCCAGCCAGATGCGTGGCCTGCAGCACCTGCTGACCTGCAGCCCCAAGGACTTCTGCAACACGATCAACAGCTCCGGCCGCAACCGTCACACCATCTACACCGACAGCGTCGCGCCAGCCGCACGCGCCGAGGTGATGGCATGAAGTACGCCATCAAGCTGCTGTACGAGAACGGCCAAGGCGCGTACCTCGACGTCAAGGGCAAGAGCACTTGGTCGACCAAGCGCGCCGCTCTCAAGCACTACAACGACTGCATGTACCTGTTCAACAAGGGCCGCTTCTTCAAGGGCGTCGTCGAGATTGAACTGGTCCGAGATCTCTTTGTCTGAAAGGAACCCATCATGAAACGCACCATCACCACCGAAGTCTTCGCCGTCGCGAGCCCCTACAGCCGCCTCACTCCCGAGGACCTGCGCAGCGGCGACATCGGCCCACAGCTCCTGTACGCCACCACCGACATGTCCAGCGCCGACGGGTACGTCGTCGTCGGCAAGGGCACCGTCACCGTGGAGCTGCACAGCGTCAGCGACGTCACCGCCAATCAAGTGGCCGTGCTGCGCAAGCAAGTCAGGCAGGTGCAGGCTGAGGCCGAGGCCAAGGTCAGCCGTCTGAACGACCAGATCCGCAACCTGCAGGCCCTGAGCTACGAGCCTGCCAACGAAGAGGCTGCGTGAAAAAAGTCTTTGACGACCTTCACAATGCTGATATAATTTCTCCGAGACGCACGTTTTTTAACCACTCCTTTAAGGACGCCATCATGCAAGCAATCACCATCTCCGAACTCGTCGCCGCCCGCATCGCTGCAAAGCGTGCCGAAGACGCAGCCATCAAAGCCCGCCGTGAGATCGACGGCCAGATCGCCGAGCTGCTCAAGGACGCCAACAAGCCCGAGGGCTCCGTGTCCCAGAAGCTGGCCGAGGGCTACAAGGTCACCGTGACCTACAAGATGGACCGCAAGGTCGACACCGACAAGCTCACCACCAACTGGGGCAAGCTGCCGCTCGACGTGCAGGCTGCCTTCAAGTGGAAAGCTGACCTGTCCGTGTCCGAGTTCCGCAAGCTCGAGGGCAAAGCCGCTCTGAGCGCTTCGCAGTACTTCACCACCAAAGAAGCCAGTCCTTCGATCACCATCGAAGCGATCTGAGCCGCCTGTTTTTTTCTTGGAGTTATCACAATGGCTATTGTTCTCAAGTCCACCAAGGACGCCGCACTCGACGGCATCAAGATTCTGGTTCACGGTCCTGCCGGTGCAGGCAAGACCAGCCTGTGCGGCACCACTGGTGGCCCCACCATCATCATCAGCGCCGAGTCCGGCCTGCTGTCCCTGCGTGGCCACGACATCCCTGTGATCGAGGTCAAGACTCTCGACCAGATGTACGAGGCCTACGACTTCGTGGTCAACACCGACGAAGGCCGCGCCTTCTCGTGGATCTGCCTCGACTCGATCAGCGAGATCGCCGAGGTCGTGCTCAACCATGAGAAGAAGGTCGCCAAGGACCCGCGCCAAGCCTACGGTGCGCTAGCCGAGAAGATGACGGACCTGATCCGCGCCTTCCGCGACCTGCCCGGCCGCAACGTCTACTTCTCGTGCAAGCAAGAGCGTGCCAAGGACGAGATGACTGGCGCGATGCTGTACTTCCCGGCCATGCCCGGAAACATGTTGAAGCAGGGCGTGAGCTACTTCTTCGACGAGGTCATGGCCCTGCGCGTGGAGAAGGATGCCGACGGCAACCCCACCCGCTGGCTGCAGACCAACCGCGATTTCAACTACGAGGCCAAGGACCGCTCCGGCTGCCTCGAGATGTTCGAGTCCCCCGATCTTTCGGCCATTGCCGCGAAGATTTCTTCCACCGCCAACTAACTCCTGAAAGGACACCCATCATGGCGCAATTCAACTTCGACACCAACAACGCCCCCAAGCGTGAGAACAACTACGAGCTGCTGCCCGCAGGCTGGTACACCGCGCAGGTGACCGAGTCCGAACTGGTCGCTCTCAAGTCCGGTCAGGGTCAGGCCCTGAAGCTGACCATCGAGGTGCTGGACGACGGCTACCGCAACCGCAAGGTGTGGGCTCGCCTGAACGTGCGCCACTCCGGTAGCCCCAAGTCCGAGCAGATCGCTCAGGAGCAGCTCCGCGAGCTGTGCGAGTCGATCGGCGTGGTCCGCATGCAGGACACCGTCGAGCTGCACAACAAGCCCTTCTCCGTGAAGCTCAAGGTCCGCAAGGACGACACCGGCCAGTACGAGGACCAGAACGAGGTCACCGCGTTCAAGCCCGCCGGTGGTAGCCCTGCCCACGGTCAGGCGATGGCCGCTGGCATGGCCCAGCGCGCTGCCGCCCCTTCCAGTGCTGCTCCTGCTGCCGCCGCTGCCGGTGGTGCCACTCCACCTTGGGCCAAGAAGGCCGCGTGATTTCGGGGCCGAAAGCGGATGCTGTGAACCTGTAGGCCGGGCGCTAAGTTCGTCCCTCCGTTAACCAGAAACAGACGCAGCGAGTAGGCCCCACCCAACAACAGAAAGAGAACACATGAACCAGCCCGTCCAACTGTCCCTCCGGGTCAACCGCCTTGGCGCTGAACTGATCCTGAATGCCCTGAGCAAGCTGCCCTACGAACAGAGCGCAGGCCTCATTGCCGAGATCGAAGCTCAGGCCAACTACCAACTGCAGCAACTCGCCGCCGCCGCCAACAAGCCGCCCGTCGAAGTCGCAGAACAAACACCCAACCCGGCCGAAGTGGCCACCAACCCTGAAGGAGAAGCTCAATGAGCACCCGCATCTACGCCGTCCAAGCTGGCGACATTTTCAAGCTGGTCGAAGCCTCGACCAAGAACGCAGCCTTGCGCCACGTGGCCAAGGACCTGATCACCGTTGAGGTGGCCACCCAGAAGACTCTGGTCGGTGCCATGCAAGACGGCGTGAAGGTCGAGCGCGCAGGCGAAGAGCCTGCGACCGACGCAGCCGAGTGATCGGTGACTCCCCTACGGGGGAGTCTGCAAAGGCGAGGGCTGGTGCCGGGCAAACGAAGTGATACCCCGCCAAGACGCAAGTCGAATGGGGTTTGCAGAAAGTGGGCGTCGAGATGCTTGGTGAAAGCGCCCCCTCGGTAGCGTACAGCCGCCCTCCAGCCCTCCCCTTTGCAACAACACACGGAGAAATCCCAATGGCAGCCCTGCCCGAGCCTGCGCACAGCACCGTCAACAAGATCTACCAAGCCTACGAGAGCGACGCCGAGAACGGTAACCGGCCGCACCTTGGTGCCAGCCTGATTGGCCACGCCTGCGAGCGCTTCCTCTGGATGACGTTCCGCTGGGTCGACAGCAAGAAGTTCAGCGGGCGCATGCTGCGCCTGTTCGAGACCGGTCAACTGGCCGAGCCCCGCTTCGTCAAGAACCTGCGCCGCATCGGTGTCGAGGTCCACGACGTGATGCCCGACGGCAGCCAGTGGCGCGTGTCCGATCTGGGCGGCCACTTCGGTGGCAGCATGGACGGAGCTTGCGTCGGCCTGCCCGAGGCCCCCAAGACGTGGCACGTGCTCGAGTTCAAGACGCACAACGACAAGTCGTTTGCCGACCTCCTCAAGAACGGCGTGCGCAAGGCCAAGCCCCAGCACTTTGCCCAGATGCAGGTCTACATGGGCTACACCGGCATGGACCGCGCCATGTACATGGCCGTGAACAAGAACAACGACGAGCTGTACATGGAGCGCGTCGACTTCGACCCGGTGGAGTTCGCCAAGCTGAAGGCTCGAGCCGAGCGGGTCATCAAGGCCAACGAGCCGCCGCTTCGCTGCAGCAACGACCCGAGCTGGTACGTGTGCAAGATGTGCGACTTCCACGAGCACTGCCATGGCGAGAAGGCCCCGCAGGTCAACTGCCGCACCTGCGCGCACAGCACCGCCGAAATGGATGGCGATGGCCGCTGGAGCTGCTCACTGGCTGGCACCTCGCCTGTGACGATCCCCGTGCCCGTGCAGCGCACTGGCTGCCAGTCGCACCGCTACATCCCCATCTTGCTGGAGCGCTTCGCGACGCAGGCCGACTATGTCAATGGTGATGTGATCTACACCGACGGCACCGGCGCGACGTTCGCCAATGGTGACGGCCCCGGTGCGCTGACCAGTCAGGAGATCCGCGACCTCGAGCAGAAGACGATGCTGGGTGATGTGGCCGCCATGAAGCAGCAGCTCGCCGACCAAGGCATCGACAGCAAGGTGGTGGCATGATCCCCCGCCCGTATCAATCCCGCACGCTGGACGAGCTGTGGGCGTGGTTTGGCAAGCACGATGGTGGCAACCCCATCGTCGAGGCCTGCGTGGGGGCTGGCAAGTCCCTGATGATCGCTTTGCTGGCGCAGCGCGCTGACCTCGAGTTCCCGGGCACCCGCATCTTGGTCTTGGTCCACCAGAAGGAGCTGCTCGAGCAGAACGTCGAGAAGATCGTCACCGTCTGGCCAGAGGCCAATGTCGGCATCTACAGCGCCGGTGCCGGGCGCAAGGATCTGGGCTGCCAGATCACCTACGCCACGATCGGCTCGATCTACCGCGACGCCCACCTGCTTGGCCGCATCGACATCGTGCTGGCCGACGAGTGCCACCTGATCAACCCCAAGGACGCGGGCATGTGGCGGTCGTTCCTGAACGACTTGGCCAAGTACTGCCCGCATGCCCGCACGATCGGATGGACCGGCACCCCTTTCCGTGGCAACGGTGTCTGGCTGACCGCAGGCGACGACGCCCTGTTCACCAACGTCGCCACCCGCGTGACCATGCGCGAGCTGCTGGACCTCAAATTCCTGTCCCCGCTGGTGCCCGCCACGACGGTGACCCGCATCGACGCGCACGACGTGCGCATGTCCGGCGACGACTACGTGATCAGCGAGCTGGCCAAGGTCACCGACACCGAGGAGCTGGTCGAGGCCACCTGCGACGAGATCGTGCAGCTCGCGGCCGAGCGCAGTCGTTGGCTGGTGTTCGCCGTGAACGTGAGCCACGCCAACCACGTGGCCGAGGCCCTGCAGCGCAGGGGTGTGGTTGCCGCCATGGTGTGTGGAAACACCCCCAAGGCTGAGCGCGCAAGCCTGATCGCCGACTTCAAGGCCGGGCGCATTCGGTGTCTGGTCAACGTCGGTGTGCTGACCACCGGCTTCGATGCGCCTGAGACCGATTTCATCGCCCTGCTGCGCGCCACCAAGAGCCCGGTGCTCTACGTGCAGATCGCTGGCCGTGGCATGCGCATCGCGCCGGGCAAGGAGAACTGCCTGTGGGCCGACTTCACCGACACCACCGCCATCATGGGGCCTGTGGACGCCGTCAAGGGCCGTCTGCCCACCGGAGGACGCAAGGGTGAGGCCCCGACCAAGCTGTGCCCTTCCTGCGGCAGCCAGAACGCCGCCAGCGCCACCGAGTGCCTCGACTGCGGCTTCCTCTTCCCCGAGCCTGAGCGCATCAAGCACGGCACGCAAGCCTCCGCTGCGGCCGTCCTGAGCAGCCAGCAGGAGTCGATGCTCGAGACCCGCCCGGTGACCGAGGTGCGCTACCGCATCCACCGCAAGGAAGGCAGCCCCGAGAGCATGCGCGTGGAGTACTACGACAACATGATCCGCGTGGCCAGCGAGTGGGTGTGCCTGAGCCACGAAGGCTATGCGCGCAAGAAGGCCGAGAGCTGGTGGACGCAGCGCACGACGATCGACGCGATCCCGGGCAACACCGAGGAGGCCATCGAGTGGCTGGACTACAGCGCCGCCGTCCTGCGCCAGCCTGCTGCGATCGTGATCACCAAGGCGGACAAGTACCCGAAGATTGTTTCCTACCACTGGCAGAAAGAAGAGCAAGCAGCATGAGAGCAGTCGAGATCGAAGTGAAGATCAACCTCGCCCGCCGCGAGATGGAGTACTGGCAGGGCCTGCTCAAGAACAAGGTGTGTGGCGAGTGCCAGAACTTTCAACAAGGCGTGTGCGAGAAGTTCAACGCACGCCCACCTGAGGGGGCCAAGCAGTCGGGCTGTGACGACTGGAACTGGGACGAGATCCCTTTCTGAAGAAAGAAAACAATGACAACACCAAACAAACCTATGCGCGAAGGTGACCAGCCAATGCCGATCGCCAATGACAAGCCTGCCGTGTGGCCGATCGTTGTGGGCGATATGCAAGCCCGCCACGAGCTGGGCATCAAGCGCTACGGCACCCCGCTGCAGCCGTTCAATGGCCGCGACGCACTGCGCGACGCTTACGAGGAGGCCCTTGATCTGGCTGTGTACCTGCGCACCGCGATCTTCGAGCGAGACGGCAAGTGAAGAACCTCTTCAACGTCGCCGCGCTGGTGGTCCTGTCGGGCGGCTGCCTGTTCCTCATGGGTATCACAATGCGCATCATGTGGGCCATTTTCATGGCCGGGTGGGGCATGCTTTGAACACAGCACGGTACATCCGCTTGCCACTCTTTGAGCAGCTCACGGGTTACACGCAGAAGGCCGTGCGGCGAAAGATCGAGGAGGGCAACTGGGTCGAGGGTAAGCAGTTCAAGCGCGCCCCCGACGGCCACATCCTCATTGACATGCAGGGCTACGAACGATGGGTCGAAGGTCAAAAACAGACGGCGTGAGCGCCAATGGCGACCGCATCCAGATCCGCTTCACATGGCGTGGTCAGGACCTGCGGCCGACCTTGGGGCTCATGCCAACTGAGACCAACCTCAAGCACGCCAAGCGCACGCGGGAGAAGATCATCAAGGCCATCGAGCGCGGCGACTTCGAGCTGCGCGACTGGTTCCCCGACTACAAGTTCGCCGACAAGCTGGTGGGCGCGCCCAAGGTCGACAAGTTCGACGACGTGCGTGACGCCTTCCTCAAGTGGGTGGCGACGCGGCAGGAGCACAGCAGCGTGCTGTCACTCAGGCGCAAGCTGACCAGCTTCTGGACGCCAGCCCTGACGGGGCGCGACATCACCGGCATCACCTACAAGATGCTGTCAGCGATCGTGGCTGAGCGGGTCTGGACGTCGAACAAGACGCACAACAACTACGTGTCAGCGCTGCGCGAGATGTTCGCGTATGCACTTGACCACGAGTACATCGAAGACAACCCGGCGGTCAAGCTGAAGATGCTCAGGGTCCAGCACCCTGACCCCGAGCCGTACACCGTGGCCGAGGCGCAGGTCCTGATCGACGCGGCGCGCAAGACCCATGGCCAGATCGACGCGCTGTACTGGGAGCTGGCCTTCCTGCTTGGCATGCGGCCGGGTGAGCAGATCAGCGTGCAGTGGTCCGACTGGAACCGCGTGACCGGGCGCTTGACGGTGCGCAGGATGCGGACCGAGGGCCAGTCCAAGAACAGCACGAAGACGCACCACAGCCGCCACGTCGACCTGCCGCCGCGTGCGGTGGAGGCGCTGCAGGAGCTGCGCCCGCTGACGTCGATGCGTGGAGCCTACCTGTTCGTGGACCACCTGACCGGCGAGCAGATCGAGACCTCGACCGTCATGCGCGATCGGTGGGCACTGCTGCACAAGGTGGCGGGCGTGAGCTACCGCGAGCCCTATCAGTGCCGCCACTCAAGTGTGTCGTGGAAGATCATGGCCGGACACAATCTGATGAAGGTGTCCAAGAACCACGGCCACAGCATGGCCACGATGCTCAAGACCTACGCCCACTGGGTGGAGTCCGACAACGAGGCCGACGAGGTGAATCGCATAAATGCGTTCCACGGATTCCGCACTAGATTCCGCACTAGCGACACCGCCGAGGGGTTAAGTGCTTGAATCGAAAGGGGAAAACATGGCGTCCCGTAGGGGATTCGAACCACTCTTCGAGGGGAAGCAAGGGGCATGCCGGGGTATACGAATCAAAGACTTACGGCCCCTGCCTTCCCCCTCGCTCCCATCATTCCGCACTGAATTCCGCACTAGGACTCAAGACCGTCCTTACTTTTCATCCTCTATAATCACAATGCTTATATCTCCTCAACCACGAAAGGCAAAAATGGAACACCCGGAAAAGCCCGCCAGAACAGCGGTGTCGCTCAACGACATCCAAGACAAGGTCAAGAAGACCACCTACACCGTGCTGCCTGACGGCAAGACCACGGTCTGCCAGCTCCACATGGAGAACGGCTACACGATCAACGGCTACTCCGCTTGCGTGGACCCAGCCAAATACAACCAAGCGCTGGGCGAGAAGTACGCCTACGAGGACGCGATCAACAAGGCATGGCCGCTCGAGGGATACCTGCTGGCCGAAGAGATTTTTCAAAGGAGCAAAGCATGAAGCGCTACATCGGAGTCAAAGAGATCAACGCAAAGCCCATGACCCGGGCTGAGTACAACACCTTCCGGGGCTGGGATCTTCCGGCCAACGAGAACGGTGCAGACGAGGGCTTCCTTGTCGAGTACTTGGATGGCGGCAAGGCCAACACGGACCTGTACGCAGGCTACGTGAGCTGGTCACCCAAAGAAGTATTCGAGAACGCCTACGGCCCAACCGACGGCATGACCTTTGGACTGGCGCTCGAGGCCCTCAAGCGTGGTCACAAGGTCGCGCGCACCGGCTGGAATGGCAAGGGCATGTGGCTGTCGCTGTCTGGCCATCTGGATGGGCACTTGGTTGCTGCCGAGAACTTCTGGTCCAAGAACAACGCGGACTTTGCGATGGACAACGGAGGCAAGGCCTTGGTCCTTCCCGCGATCACCATGAAGACTGTCAACGCGCAAGGGCGTGTCGGCATCTTGATGGGCTGGCTGGCCAGCCAGACTGACATGCTGTCCAGCGACTGGGAGATCGTTGCATGAGCACCACCTACGCAATCGCCAACGTGCAGCACAGCCTGCAGGCGCTGAAGGAAATGATCCCGCCCGAGAAGTGGAGCGAGACCCTGCTGCCGGTCATCGCCGCCCCGGGCTGGTGGATGGAAGAGCTGCGCATCGAGATGGGCGTCGAGGAAGGATTCGAGCCTGAGTCGATCCACGGCTGCACGGTCATGCGCAACGACGAGGTCACCGAGCCATGGCTGATCGACCACGACGGCAAGCGCTACCCGATCCTGCCCAAGTGGCAGCGGGCCAAGTCGATCGACACCGAAGGGGGTGAGGCATGAAGTTCCGCAAGAAGCCAGTGGTCATTGAGGCTGTGCAATGGACTGGGTCAAACCTCAAAGAGGTGTTCGACTTCATGCAGTGGCGCAACGCTGGCCACGATGAGAAGACAGGACTGTTCATCCACACGCTTGAGGGGAACCATTACGCCAACCAAGGCGACTGGATCATCAAGGGCGTGCAAGGTGAGTTCTACCCCTGCAAGCCCGACATTTTTGAAGCAACGTATGAAAGAGTTGAAGCATGAGCAAAGCAACAGTGACATTTGAAGACGAGGGCGACGAGGTAGGCATCCGCGTGGACTTTGGCGTCGAGGGTGGCCAAGAGACCAGCGGTGCGCACCAGATGGCCATCAGTGCCGTGCATGCCCTGCAGCGCGAGCACCTGACCAACTTCGACCGCACCGCCCGCTGGCTCAAGGCCTGCGGCAAGGAGCCCACCCCAGAGAACCTGAGCCTGCAAGTCGGGTGCCACATCGAGGAGTTCTGCGAGTTCCTGCGCACCCTGCGCACCGACAGCGAGGGCTACGCCAAGCTGCTGGAGCGGACCTGCAATGACCTCGAGTGGTTTGGCAGCAAGCTCAAGCGCCGCGAGCAGTTCGTCTACATCCCGACGCACCTGCGCGACGACGCACTGGACGCCCTGTGCGACACCGACGTGACCGGCAACGGCGTGGCCTACTTGGCGGGCTTCAATAAGCCTGCAGCCGACGTCGTGGTGCTCGCATCCAACGACGCCAAGCTGGTGGATGGCAAGCCCGTCATCCTCGAGGGCGGCAAGATCGGAAAGCCGGAAGGCTGGAAGCCACCGAACCTTCGCGAGTTCGTGTAAACAAGGGGGCCAGTTGGCCCCCTTCCTTATTCCCGCTCCTCGCCGGTGATCGTCAGGCCTTCCTTCAGGCGCTGGCGCTTCTCGCGGATCGGATCGGTGATCGCCTCGGCCTTCTCCTCGCTGTAGTAGCCCTTGTTCTCGAGGCGCTTGATCTGGCGGATCTGCTTGTCGAGTTCACGGATCAACTGCTTGCGCTGAGACTCTTCGATCTGCTCGGAGACCTCGAGGTCTGTCGGGCGGACCTTGATGCCGAACGTCTGCATGGCCGCGTACTTGGGCTGCACAGGCTGGCCCATCTTGTCCGCACCGGTGTACTCCTTCACGCCCAGATCAATCGTCGTGCCGGTGGCGTTGGCCACCGCATTCATCGTGCGATCGAAGTGGTAGTTGAAAGGAGCAACGGCCGGTGCAAACTGACGCCACGCATACTCGCCCCACTTGGCTGACTTCTCGCCGCCGGTGTCGAGCTTCGCGCTGACGATCTCCTTGCCGGTGAACGAGTCCTTGTTCTGCAGGAAGGCCGTCAGGCTGGTCAGAACTGGGTTATTTGGCGTCAACCATGCTGGCAGGGGCACACCCCCCAGATTGTTGTGGAAGTCGCCCAGATCGCCGCCCGGGAAGATCCTGCTCACGTCCAAGAACAGCGGCAGGTTTGTCAGGTCATCGGTGCCCAGACGGATCGCCTTGGGCGTGCCGATCGAGCTGAAGCCCTTCTGCCACTCAGGCAGGTTCTTGCGCTCCTGCTGCTCGAGCTGCTTGGCCTGCTCGCGGAACTCAGGGTCCATGACGTAGCGCTTGAGCGCCTCCCACCATGGCTCGTCGTCACCGGCATCAGCGCCAGCAGCGATGGCATACATGGCCGCGTTGGCCGCGTACATGGCAGCCGCAGGGGCAGCCATGCGCCATGGGTACTCGAGCGCTGTGCGGGCGATCATGGGGATCGCCTTGTAGGTCCACGAGAAGAACGGGATACCGATCGGTGCGTCGCGGATCGTGCGTGCGCCCTTGGGCAGGTCGTCATAGGTGAAGATGAATTCCTGCGCATAGGTCACAGCGTTCTCAGGCTCCATGCCCTTGGCGCGTGCATCGCGATAGATCAGGTAGCGGAAGTACAGGTCTTCGGCTTCGTACGCCACGCCCATCGGCTTGCGCAGGAAGAACGACATTGCACTCCACACGGTGTCCACACCCTTGGCCACCTTCGACTCGGTCTTGGCGGCCAGCACCTTGAGCTGGTCAGGCAGCATGCTCACCAGCTCAGCCTGCGACACGGTGCCACCGAACAGGCCAGCCTCGCGCGCCTCGGCCAGCATCGGTGCGCCCTTGACGATGTCGCGTGCGGCACCAAGGTACTTGTTGGCGTCCCAGTAGGACACGCCAGCGAAGTGGGCCATGGTCAGGTTGGACAGCACGTTGTTGGCGTGCGCGACCGGGTTCAACACGGTCTTGCCTTCCTTCCACATCGACAGCGCCTTGCGGTAGACCTTGAGCAGGTCGCCTTCCATGCTACTGTCGAATGCGCTCAGGTGGTCGAGCACCTCTTGCGGCACCCACTTGCCAGACAGCTTGCCGTAGCGGCGGGCGGTGGTGTCCTCGATGTTGGTCTTGGGCACCTGCACGTAGCCTTCCTTCTCGGACTTGCTGCCCACCGTGTCGGCGAGGTTCTCGTACAGGCGGCCAAGAGCCACGTCGCGCTGGCTCTTCATGTAGCCCATGACGAAGCGGAACATGGCATCGCGGATCTCGCCCATGTTCTCCCGCTCAGCACGGGTGTAGTCGCGCCAGACGGTGATCTCGGTGTCGGTAGCTGCGTCGAAGTTCGGATCGCGCTCTTCCCAGCCCTCGGCCAGCCACGCTTCCAGCTCGTCCACGGGGATGGTCTCGAAGATGCCACGGCCCTTGAGGTTGGACCCCTTGATGCCCTGCATGGTCTTCTTGCGGCCAAGCAATGCCTTGGCTGCCTTGGCCCACTGGCTGGCTTCGCTCTTGAGCGTCTGCTCGTAGAAGCGTGGCAGGTACTTGCCGTCCCAGCGGCTGGCTGCGTCGGAGGTCAGCATGCCCAGACGGACCAGCTCAGCGCTCTGCTCGGACATGATCGACTGCATGGATGCAGCCACCTCGAGCACTCGCTTGGCGGGCTTCACGCCGCGCTTGAGTTCGCCCTCGATCACATCGCTGATCAGCTTGCGCTCGTCCTCTGGCAGCTCACCCAACTTGGAGGCCACGCCAGCGGTGCGGGTCTGTGCGTTCTCGATCTCGGCCTTCATGCGGCGCATGGCCAGCGCGAGGTCCTTGTCGATGGGTTTGAGCGAACCGATCAGCGGGGTCTTGTCGAGCAGCTTGTTGGCGATGTCGGCCGCATACCGGTAGGCCACTGCGCCGGGCATGAACCGGATGCGGCCAGCCTCGTCGCGCCAGTCGGTGGGCTGCACGCGCTTACTGAACATCGGCAGGCCCTGACCCACGGTCTCGCGCATCTTGTCGGTGACGTCGAAGCCGGGTTGCTCGCTGGCCTCGGATTCAGCCTTCAGTTCAGACATGCGCTGCTCCGCCAGCGCCTTGGTGTCATAGGTGCCATAAGGAGCCCAAAGAGAGTTGGCATCGGCGCGAGCCCGCAATGCAAACCGCCCGTCATCTTTCTCTTTGATTTCGTAGGACATGCTGCTGTTCAGGCCGACGTCAATGCCAACCTTGCCCAGCTTCTCGCCACCCAGTTTGGGCAACAGCTTTGTGATAGCTTGCGGGACGATCTCGTCGTAGAACTTGATCATGCCCTTGCCGCCGACCTTGATGTTCTCGCCGTCGAGCAGGTGCTTGCCCATGACCTTGTCGGTCTCGAGCAAACGCACAGCCACTTCCTTGCCGACGTAGTCCTCGACGCGGTCGGTGGTGACCATCTCGCTCATGACCATCTGACGGTCCAGATCCCAAGCCTGCAGCAAGCCCGCGTTCTCTGGCTTGCTGCCGGGCTCGTAGCTGATCGAGCTGATCGACTTGCTCAAGTCGTAACGGTCAGCAGACTGCTGGCCATTGACGAAGGCCACCTTGTCGTAGCCCTCTTCCACCGCCATCATGGCGATGCGCTTGAGTGCAAGGTTGAGCCAGCCTTCTGTCTTGGTGACGAACGGAGCGATAGGGATGATGTCACGTCCCTTGTAATCAAGCATCTCGTTTCGGTACGCCTCACGGTCCATCTCGCTGGTCTTGGACCAGTCTGAATCGGTGATGCCGAAGAACCGTTTAGCGTCCTCTTGTGTCTTGCCCTTGAAGCCCTTCTTCAGCCCGTCCTGACCCCAGTCGGACTGCACCTCTTCCACAAACAGAACCTTGTTGCCGTCGGCATCGGTGCGGTCGTTGATGCGGATGTGGGCGAGGACGTTGGGCTGCTGCCAATGGCTGGACATATAGGAAGCTGGAGACTTGTCGTCAGCGATCTTCCGTTTGACATCGTCCTGTTGCTCAGAAGTCAGTGTCGAATACTCCTTGCCATACAAGACGCGGGCCGCTTGCACAGGAGAGATCCCGGCAACAGGGTTCTTGCTCGGCAACGTGATCAGCAGCTCGCGGTAGTTCTCACCACCGGGCAGTGTGTACTTGTCGTACTTGGTCTGCGACGTGTAGCGCTCGTCCATCTTGTCGACAACAACGTCCTGCTGCTTGGCGCTCAGGTCCCAGTAGTCTTTTTCGTACAGTTCGTTGGAGATGTCGTCAAGGATCTTGTCGGTGTCGACTGCGCCAAGCGTTGTCTCTTCCACGCGCACGCCGCCGTCCTTAAGGTAGGCCTGAAGATCAGCGCTGGTGACCTTGTCCTTGCCGCGCAGAGCGAGGTAGTCCTTGATGCCGGACCACTCCATCTCGTCCTTCTTGACGCCCTGCTTGGGACCATTGGAGTCCAGCCACAGTGCCCACTGGGCAGCAGGCTGCGTAGCCAGCTTCGCTGGCACGTTGGCGATGGTGCGCTCGAGCTGACTGAAGAACTCAGGCTTGGCTCGGTTGCTGCGCAGGATCTCGCGGTTCTCGCCAAACTCGCCGCTGTTGCCAGTGGCGCTCTTGACCTGCTTGCCGTCGAAGGGCATCAGGTGCAGCGTGCTTGGGTCAACACCCTTCATCGCGCCAGCGCGAATCCCGCCAAAGCCCTTGCGTTGGGTGCCGAAGTAGAGGTCAGCGTCTTGGATCAAGCCGTCGAAGCCCATCTCGCGGGCCACCTCTTGAATGAACTGGCCAGAGCTGATCATCTCGCCGCCGTCGTCATACAGTTCGCTCATGTCCTTGGCTGCGCGGTCAAACACCTCACGCGCTGACACGCCATCTGTTGCGTTCTCGTAGACCCAGCCCGTCAGGTCTGAGGCGTCTGCGTTGTACCAGCCAGCCACCTTGTCGATTGCATTGATCAGGTCGATCGCAGTGCCCTCTGGCTCAGCCTCGTAGTCAGGCTCACCGTTCTCATCTTGCGAGTAGGTCAGCTCAAAGTACGTGGGGTTGGAAGCCATGTTGAACGGCTTCTCCATACGCACATAGACCGGCATGACCAGACCATCAGACTTGCCCTTGAGTCGAGCAGTTGCTGCATGCGTGATGGCTTTGTCGCCGTACTCATCCTTGAGTTCGTCAAAGTTGTCGTCGGTGACTTCGATGTCGATGTTCTCGGCGGCGAAGTAGTCTTCAAGCACCTGCGTAGCGGACCAAGGATCGTCGTAGAAACTATCGCGCACGCTGTCTTCTTCGCGGCCGATGCGGTTCGTCAAGTCTGGACCAACGCCAGCATAGTTCTCGTTCACATCGGCAACGCTGGTGCTCATGTATGGGCCTTGACCCAACGCACCTTCCTTGTTTCCGACTGTCTTGAACTCCGTAATGTCATCGTGCGTGGTGCCGTGATAAGCAACAAACACGGCTGCGCCACCTTCGTAGTCGTTGCCACCATCTTCCACGATCGGCAGGTCTTTTGCCCAGCGCTTGAAGTTCTTCGTGTCGGGCACAGCGCGGTTGCTGTAGACAGGCAGCGCTTCTGCCGAGAACTCCTCTTCGCCCTGACCAATCAACCCGTTCAGGCGGTCGACTTCCTTGGGGTCGATGCCCAAGTTCTTGATGTCGGCATCCGGCATCTCAGACAACTCGCTGACGATCGAAGCAACGCGGCGTATTGCCTTCTGCTCGGTGATCGGCTCGACCTTGCCGCCCTCTTCGATGTGCGTGGCACCGTTGGCGCGCGCTTGGAACACCATGTCACCAAACAGCATGTCGCGCTCAACGCCCGGCTGCGCGACCATGGCGTGAGTCATCACGCGCTTGTTGCCACGGCTCTCGATCGAGAACCAGCTCTCGGTGTTGGCCAAGCGGAAGATGCGCAGTCGGCCATCCTTGATCAGCATCTTGGCTTCACCGAACGATGGCACCTTGCCTTCGCCGTAGATGCGGGCCGTGCGCAAGAACTCCTTGACGCCTGCGGCTGCCGGGCGGTCGATGACCTTCCAGTCCATGGCTGCAGCAGCCACGGCTGCCTTGGCCTCGGCCGGGGTCTTGAACGTTTTGTACTTCTCCTGACCGACGCCGCCTGCGATCTCTTCAGTGATCAATTGTTCAGGCTTGCGCAGCGTGAGCGAGCGGTAGTTGCCTGCAGGGCGATCCTTGCCAGCGGCGCGGCGCTCTTTCATCAGCTCGACAAACACGTTCTCGAACGAGATCGGACGCTTGAACTTGCCGATCACTTCGCCCTTGACGCCGTAGCGGTAGGAGTCGTGCTCGGGTGTATCGGTCTTCTCGCCCAGCTCGATCGTGTCGGCGTTGGGGTCGAAGCGGATGGCCATGACCACGTCGCCCATGTTCAGGCCGCGCAGGTCTGGCTCGACCGTGTCGTTGATCACCTTGCGCACAACGCCAAGACCAAGGTCTTCAACGGTGGGCTTCGTCATCTCCTCGAAGAACAGGCCGCGTGCCTCGAATGGCATGGCGCGCAGGAACTTCTCGGACGCAGCGCGGTCGCTGAAGCCGGGGAAGTCAGCGAACTTGGGGAACACCTGCTTCGTTTCCTTGACCTTCTTGCCGTCGACCTTGCGGGTCTTGGTGGCGGTGCGGGTGGCAAGGCCACGCACGATCTCGTCCAGCTTTGGAATGTCTGCCTTGGCGACAGAGCCCTTCTGAATCTCGTCCTCGACAGCGCGGAAGATGATGTTGGCCACCGTGTTGTTGGTCGCGTGCGAGTCTTGCTTCATCGCAACGATCAAGCCGATCACACCGCGTGCAGCCTTCTTGTTCTTGATGCTGGCCACGCCCTTGCCGTCGTTGGCCCAGATCAGGCCAGCCTTGGAGTTGGATGGCAGCAGCGTGTAGTACGGGCCGCCACGCAGTTTCTTGCCCATGTAGACGTAGCCAGCGGCTGTCAGGTCGGCAAGGATCGGGAACACCGTCTGTCCGACCAGATCCTTCATCGTGATCTCGGGCGCGTCGTTGATCTCTTCGACCCTGCGCAGCGAGAACATGATCCCGTCGGCGCGGATCTGCTCTGGAGGTGTGACGTCGGCGTTGGGTTCAAACGACTGTGCCTCAAAGCGTGCAGCCGCTTCGTCGGTGTACGGCTTCTCAGCCAGCAGCTCAATCTCAGCGCCGTCCCAGTTGCGACGCGCGCGCTCCATTGCATGAGGAGTGTTCAACCCCTTCATGCCGTCGATGATGGATTCGCCGTTGTCGAACGTGACGCGGACCGTGATCTCCTTCTTGTATTTGGAGTCCTCGTATGCGGTCTGCGGGCCGCTCTTCTTGAAGCCCATCAAGGAGTTGGGTGCGCCTTCGTATGCGCGGTTGCTGAACATGAAGTCAGCCTTGTCGCCAAAGACCGGCTTCTTGGCCAGCACCAGCGGGCCAATCTGCAGGACCTCGTCTGCCGACACCACGGGCTCCATGGTCTTGCGGTCGTAGAAGTAGGAGTGACGCTCAGGGTCCATGCCGACCTGCACCCAGTCCTTGGACTTGAGCGCTGCCTGCGCGGCGGTGTAGGCCTGCTTGGGCGTCGTTGGCTTCCAGTTGCCCTTCATCACGGCGATCGTGGCCTTGGGCTTGCCGCTCGCGATGTTCATCGCAGCCTTCTCCACCACGCCGAAGTTGACGTTGGTGGCCGCAGCCACGGGCTCGTAGCCGATGGACTTGCCAGCGTTGTAGCCAGCCTCTTGCTCGTGAACCGACACGACCCATGTGCCGTGGTTTGCGTAGGCTGGAATGTCCAGTCGCAGGCCCACTGGGTGGCCTGCCTTCAACTGGCTGGCCTTGCCGATGCGCTCGGTCTTGTCAGACGTCAGCGCGGTCTGGATGTCGGTGACAGTGGCCGGTGCAGGCACCGACTTGTACGGCTCCACGGGCTTGGCCTCGTTGACCAGCGTGTCGTACTCAGCGGCCGTCATCTCGCCAGCCTTGACCTTCTCGGCCGCAGCCTGCAGTTCAGGCGTGCGCTTGATGACGTCCTTGAAGTTCATGTCCACGCGCGAGCGCTGCGAGGGCATCATGTCGCCGGTGACCGCGACGTCAGGATTAAAGCCCTGAGCTTGCATCGCTTCGGCGTAGGCCGTGGTCAACAGGTCGCGCGCCTTGGACACGTCGGTGATGTACTTGTTGACGAACTCTTCGCCGTACTGCTCCTTGGAGCCGCTGATGATCGAGTTCAGCTTTGTCAGGATGACCTTGGCCACCTCGCCAAACTCTGCGTTGCCCATCTTCGTGCGCAGGTCTTGCCAAAAGTCCTCGCGCTTGCTGATCGCTTGGACCATGAACGCTGGGATCTCCTCGTCCAGCAGCGCGTCGTTCTTCGAGTCGTACTGAAATTCAACTGCGAACTCGGTGCGGCGGTCCTGTCGGAAGTACTGGGCCAACTGAGTGTTCAGGGCCTTGCGCTGTTGATCGGGCAGCGTGTGGTAGATCTCGTGCATCGCAACAGTCAGAGGGGAATCCTCGGCATCGTTGGCGATGAAGATGTTCTTCGAGTCTCCAGTGATCATGAACCCGTTAGGCAGAGACGCAGGCGTGTCTGCCTTGAGGTATGTGACGGTGCGGCCAAGCAGTCGGGCAACGGCACTTGCGGCCTGCTGCTTATCCGTGAGAGGTGCGTTGTCGACTTCTGCTTCAACGCCTGTCTTGTCTCTCAACGTGGTGATGGCTTTGCCGATGGCTCGCACGGGGGCGGGCGGGGCAAGGCGCAGCGCCGCCATCAGGCCAGCAGTTGAAGCACCCTCTGGCGTAGTGAGGGTTCCAGCTTCGCGAGGTCCAGCGACGGGTCCTGTCGCCAGCTCACCGATCCCAGTGACATCTCCGCCTTGCGACGGCGCAGCTCCTCGAACCGCCACTGGCTCACCCATTGCTGGGCTTGCTGCTCCAGCGATGGCTGGTGCTTGCTGTCCTTGCGTTTGGCCTTCGATGGCTTGAGAGGTTTCAGTGCCAAGTGTCGTCTCCTGTTTGGAAAATTCGTAGCCAGCAAGCATGAACTTGCCATTGGGCATTTCCTCGACCTTCCACTCGAGGTCAGGGAACATTCTCTTGCGGCCGGGCATGGCCTGTTCAGCGTCGCCCAGCGTTGTGTAGCCGCCGCCTTTGCGGCCAAACCATGGCTCGACAAGGCGAGGTGCTACAGCATTGTTATCTTGCGCGGCGCTTACACCGGCAGGCTGTTGAATGGCGGCACTTCCAGCAGCCACATCCTGCCCAGCATTGACTGCAGGCTGTCGGGTGCTTCCACCAGCGAGTTGTCCGGTGCCAGTGAGATCAGGTCCTGAAACGTCCACGCCTCCGACACGCTGATCGCTCCCTGCGACACCGCCCACTGCAGGCGCGGCTCCAGCTCCGCCAGTTGTGCCGACATTGGTTGTCCCCATGCGAAGTGTGTCGAGGCCGAAGGCTTGTTCGGTCGACGGGTTGATCTCGGGCAGCACGGGAGGCTGCTCGTTTGCCTCTGGTGCAGCGGTGGGCACAGGCACCACGATCGGAGCCAGCCCGGCCTGAGCGGTAGGGCTGTCGGCCGGTGTGAAGCTGGCAACGGTGGCGGCTGGGCTGATCTGGTCAGAGATGCCTTCAGTGCGCACACGGTCGGCCACAGTCGCGTCGATGCCGGACTGGGTGAAATCCACGCCAGAGATTGCGTCGGCGATCTGCTGGGCCGGGTCCAGCTTGCGAGATGCCGCCAGATTCGAGCGAGCCTCGAACGGAGCCGAGACGCCTTCGCCCAAGCCCTCGAGCAGCACGTCTGCTGGCTTGTTCTCGCCGGTCAGTTGCTGAGCGGCGAACTCACCGCCGGAGCCGCCTGCGACCTGCACGCCAAGCTCCTTGGCCCATGCGCCGACGGTTGCCCGGCGAGCGGCGTCAGACGCCAGCTTGCCTGCTGCGATGGTCTTCTGGACAGGCTCGAGGAACTTGCCAGCGATGCCTGCGGTCAGGCCGTCGATGATGCCGATCGTCAGGCCACGCTTGGTGCCCTTCTCGCGGATCTCGGCAATGATCTCTGGGTCCTTCAGGGCAGACGCCAGCTTGTTGGCGTCGAGCATGTCGATGCGGCGCTCAGACAGCACGTCAGCCATGGCACCGCCGTACTCGAGCGATGCGGAGAAGCCGCCGGTGGCGGCAGCCAAACCAACGGCTGGCAAGCGAGCTGCAGAAGCGGCCAGCACAGGGGCCGTCATCAGCACAGACTCAGCCAGCATGGTGGCCGTAGCGCCCGGGTTGCGGGCCAGTGCAGTCACCGCATCGCCGTAGGTCTTGGCTTGTCCAATCTCCTCGAACCCGGATTGAATTGACTCAGGCGCACGGGCCGCTTGGATGCGTCGCTCGTCGCGCGCCAGCGCTGCGGCTGCCTGATCTTCGTCGAGCACGCCGGTGTTGGCCAATAGGCCAGTGAACGCCTGACTCGAGCGGCCAGCCACGCGCTTGGCAAAGTTGGCAATGTCCTCGCCAATGCTGGTCTCGTACGCCTTGAGTTCGCCGGTGGGCTGCGCAGGGTATCGCGCTGCAAGGCGGGCCACCTCAGGGTCGGCCACCTCCATGCCGGGCTGCTGCGTGAAGTAGTCGCTGCCGCGCTTCTTGCCGTGAGCAACGATCTCGTCGAACTTGATCCCGGCGGTTGCGAACGACTCGGTCACAGCCTTCTGGTCTGCGCCCTCCTCCAGCAGGTTGACAGCGTCATCCAGCGCCTCGCGGCGGTTGCGGTAGGGGGTAGGTGCCTTGCGCTCTTTGACGGGCTCCTCGGCCTGAATTGGCGTGTTGCCGAGCGGTTTGCCGGAGGCAATGCCCATGGGGTCCACGGGCTTGGGCAGCATCGACGACAGGGCGCTGGTTGCGCGCTCGATCAGGCCGGGCTTTTCAGGTGCTTTGTACCGGGCTGCAAGGCGGGCGGCCTCGTCACCGGTGTCGGTAACCGCCTCCGCCGGTGCTGCCGGTGCCGCGTCGGACCCAGACAGGAAGCCGATGACCTCGGACGCACTGTAGCCAGACTTCAACGCCCCGCTCAGATCAAACTTGTTTTCTCTTGCCAAGTAGTCCGCGATCTCGTCGTCGGAATACCCGGAGCTGCGGGCTGCATTGATGTCGAACTTCATGGGAATAGAGCGTCACGAAGGTTGATGAAAGTTGCTCAGCGAGCAAAGCTGCTGAGCGGGGGGCGGGTTGTTGAATTATCCCTTGAATTTGAAGTGGAAGGACTGACCCGTTTGAACTGCAGCATGCGCTGGTTCGCGCTGTTGAACTCGTCCAGCATGGGCTGAATTCGCTCGAGTGTCGCCTTGGCCTGCGCGTTACCCGCGTCGGCACGCTTGCGGATCGACTTGATCTCGGCGTTGATCTCGTTCTTCGCCACACCCAGCTCAGTGGCCAACCCGTTCTGCGCAGCAGTTACCTGACGCTGGATGTCGGCAGTGGTCGCTGGCTTGTCTGCGCTGTTGCTGCCCGACGAAGGCTTGTTCGCACTGGTCACAGCCGCACCCGCGCGGGTCGTGTTGGCGTCAGCGTTTTGTTGACGGATGGGCATCAAGGCGCGGAACTCAGCATCGCGGCGAGCCTCGCGTTCGTCTGCGCGATCTTCGCGTCGGGTGTCGCGTGCATCCTTGTTCTCTTCGCGGATCTGATCCAGCACGTCCTTGCGCTTCTTCGCATACGCGTCGATCACGCTCGAGTGAGCACCCATCTCCAGAGCTGCAGTGGCCTCGTCGTCAGCGCGCTGAATGCGCTGCTGGTTGGAGGTCATCGCTTTGTCGATCAGCCCCGCCTTGCGGTAGGTCTCGCGGTATTGCGGGTTCTCCTCGATCAGCTTCTTGAACTCTTCATCCGTGGTCGATGGCGAGTCGCCAGCCACCTGCGAAGAGATGCCCGAGAGCTTCGTTGCGTCGCGGCCAAGCTGAGTGGCCTCGCGAGCTTTGCCAATCTCTTCGGCCTTGGAGCCGACGGCCGCAGACTCTTGCGAGACGCGCTGCTTGAGCGCCTCGGCCTTAGCCTCGTCGCGCTCAGCCTTCAGTCGATCAAGCGCATCTTGACGCTCGAGCAGGCGCTGCTCGCGCAAGGCCTCGCGTTCGTCTTGCCGCTTGGCCTCGTACTCTTTCATCAGCGAGTTGCCGAACGTCAGTCCGGCATCCGCGATTCCCTTGCCGAGTCCGGCCAGAATCAATCCACTCATGCTGGCACCTCTTAGGCTTGGGCAGTTTGTTTGAAGACGTTCGGATCAACCTGATCCATGGCCTGCTGCAGTTGCGTGGTGTCCATGCCCTGCTCGCCCAAGAAGCGAAGGATCATGGTCTTGAACGCGTCGGCGACGTCCTTATCGCTCGGCTCAACTCCAGCCGCTTCAGCAATCTCAGCGACTTCGCTCAGGATGGTCATGCCAAGCACGCCCAGCAGGTCGTCTGGCACTTTCCCGTCAGTGCGTTCGTCAACGATTGACGTCACGTCGTAGGCAATGTTGGCCAGACCCTCAGAGACGTTGGGCGCAGACTTGATCTGCTTGGCGATGTCCTTGGCGGCCTCCTTCTCGTAGAGCACCGTCATGGCAAAGTCGACAGCGGCTTCAAATGCCGGGCTATCCGACACCTCTTCGCTGTCACCCTGCTCTTCGGCTTGCTCGCCAGTCGGCATCGCTGCCGCCTGAGGATCTTGCGGCATCTCTTGCGCTTCGCCCGTTGGAGCACCTGCCATTTGTTGTTGAATCAGTCCAGCCATGGTGTACTCCTTAGACGGTGGTGCGCATTGCGTATGGGTTGTAGGACTTCAACATGTTGTCCATGTAGTCCTTGTAGGATTGGTTGGCATTCGGTGCGGACATCGAGCCAGCAACGAGACCTGTAGGTGCCGCCGGTGCGGGCGCTGCTGCGCCGGTTGGAGTGGCAGACCACCACTCAGTGCCGACGTTCTGGTTGTAGCGGGCGCGAGCTGCATCGGCTTGTTCTTGTTCGTAGTTGCGCTGCTCTTCGAGAGCCTTCTGCTGGCCAGCGCCTTGGATCAGGCCACCCACCAATTGCGTGCCGCCAGTGATGGCTGCGTACTGTGCAAGCGGTGACATGCCCCCTGCAGCCGCCGCACCGGTGGCCGCACCGGTACCAGCAGCCGTAGTCGTTGCTGCGAGCTGCGCGCCGACCGGCAGGCCACTTGCGGTTGCTGCGGTGTTGAGACCAGCACTGCCGCCTGCGGTAAGGCCAGTGGAGCCACCGCCTGCCGTGAGGCCTGTCGTGCCACCAGCGGTGCTGGTCAAGCCCTGCGCGCCACCCATCGTGGCACCGACAGCGTTGGCACCCGCACCCGCCACCTGACCTTGAATGCCAGACGTCAGTGCGGAGCCTGCTTGAGCGAAGTTGCCAGACAGAGCGGAACTCCATGCGGTGGACAGGCTCGATGCGGCGTTCGCCACACCAGTGCCCATGCCAGACAGGAAGCTGCCGCCAGCCGCAGAGGAGCTAAACCCGCCCGCAAGAGCAGCACCTCCAAAGTAGATGGCCGCCGCCGTAATCAAGACCTTCCCGAGCTTGGAGCTGGCCACCTTCTTGACGACGTTCACAACCGCTTTGGCTGCTGAGCTGACCGCTTTAGCGACCGGTTGGACCACCGCCTTGACGACTTTGACCACACCAGACACCACCTTGCTGACCGCGCGGGTCACGCTCTTCACTACCTTGCTCATGTTGCACTCCTTACGTACGAGAGGTTCAGGCTTTCACGAGCAAAGCCAACCCGTTTGAAAAATTGGACGAGGCGCGGATCAACACCCGGCTCGAGTTCGATGACGGCCACCTTGATGGCTGGTCGAGACTTCACCCATCGGGCGAACTCTCGCAGCAAAGGAAGGCCTGCGCCCGCCACGCGCGTGTAGTACAGCAGCACCGAGCATTGGAGCTTGGTGTACCAGAACGATTGCTGGGCAACGGCTGCAAACGCAGCCACCACCTTGCCGTCTTGCTCAGCGACCCACATGAAGTGGGCTGGGTTCAGGCACGACCGTGCAGTCACGGCCATGCCCTCGCGATCAATCTTCACCGGCAGAGGGTCACGCGAGACCGACTCGACGGCGATTTCGACGATTGCCGAGATGTCACCCATGGCTGCGCGCCTGATCACGATCTTGCTCATTTGAGTGCGACCCCGTTGATGAGGCCTGTTTTGCGTGTCGATGCCTCCGCGAAGTCAGTCCCAGACACGCCATACTGGTTGGCGAAGCTGTCCACTTGAGCGGGTGACGGGTTGGTTGCCATGAAGTCATTGATGCGCGTGTACAGCGCGTCAACGCCGCCATTGCTTTGCGCCCATGTGTAGGCCGCTGACTTCTCGTTCGACGGCAGCGCAGGAATGCTTGTCTTGTAGAACGTGTTGGCCCAAGCGATCTGCGAGTTCGAGTAGTTCAGCGCGCTGGAGATCGCGCGGCTCTTTGGGCTGGAGCCCGAAGGAGACTGCCCATCAGCCGCCCCACTCAGGTTCGGATCGGCAGCAATCGCGTTGATCGACTGCATAGTCGATGAGCTGATCTGCATCGCAAAGTTCGCAGGGATCTGCGTGTTCTGCAGAGCCGACTGAAATGCTTGCGCGTCGTCTTGCAGGTAGGCCTGTTGCGAGCGGTCGAGCGTCGCTTGAGCTGCTTGGAAACTCTGCTGCATCAGCAGGGCCGACTTCTGATAGACCTGTTGATCGTTCTGGAGCGCCAGTTGCTGAGTGCGGTCGAGAGCCGTCTGCGCTGCGGTGAAAGACTGCTGCGCATTCTGCAAAGCCATTTGATTCTCTGCGCTCTTGTCAGACATGTAGGCCTGCTGAGCGCGATCGAGTGACGCCTGAGCCGCAGCAAAGTTGTTCTGCGTCGCCTGCACATCCTTTTGAATGGTGGCTTGCTTGTCGACCATGTACGCCTGCTGCGCGCGATCCAGAGAAGACTGAGTCGCGGCGAAGTTCTGCTGGGCCGTCTGCAGTGCAATCTGGTTCGATGCACTCTGGTCCTGCAGGTAGGCTTGTTGCGCACGGTCCAAGGCCGACTGAGCCGCTGTGAACGTCTGCGACTTGTCGGTCAGGTAGGTTTGCTGCGTGCGATCCAACGCTGTCTGCTGCGCTTGGAACTGCTGCTGAGCAGCCTGCAGCGCAGTCTGGTTCTCGGCGCTCTTGTCTTGCAGGTATGCCTGCTGCGCGCGCTCGAGGGTGGACTGCGATGCAGCAAAGTCTTGCTGCAGCTTGGCGATGCCCGTTTGCTGCGAGCGATCCAGTTCTGCCTGTGCAGACTGGAAGCTCTGTTGAGCCGCCTGCAGTGCGGACTGGCTGGCAGCGGACTTGTCTTGCAGCAGAGACTGCTGAGCCCGCTCGAGAGCTGCCTGTGCGTCGGCAAAGGTCTGCTGGTTCGTCTGCAGACTGGTCTGTTGCGTCCGATCGAGAGCGGCTTGCGCAGACTGGAAGTTCTGTTGTGCGGCTTGAAGCGCTTGCTGTGCGCCGACGCTCTTGTCTGCCAGTGCGACTTCCTGAGCGCGCTGCAGCTCCGACTGAGCAGCCGTAAAGCTCTGCTGAGCAGTCTGCAACTGCTGCTGACCTTCGATCTGGCGGTTGACAATTCCTGTCTGCTGGGTGCGATCAAGCTCTGCTTGCCCGGCTTGGAAGGTCTGCTGACCAGTCTGGAGTGACGTCTGCTGAGCACGATCCAGCGATGCCTGCGCACCTTGGAAATTCTGTTGCGCGGTCTGCAAAGCCTGCTGGGCCGCCACGCTCTTGTCGGCAAGCGCGACTTCCTGCGCCCGCTGCAGGGCGCTCTGCGCGGCATTGAAGTTGTTCTGAGCCGTCTGCAGTGTGGTTTGCTGCGTCCGATCCAGAGCCGATTGACCTGCTTGGAATGTCTGTTGTCCGGTCTGCAGGCTGGTTTGCTGAGCGCGGTCCAAGGAAGCCTGAGCCCCTTGGAAGTTCTGCTGAGCCGTCTGGAGCGCTTGCTGGGCAGCCACACTCTTGTCCGCGAGCGCAACCTCTTGAGCGCGTTGCAATGCGGACTGAGCAGCGTTGAAATTGTTCTGCGCCGTTTGCAGCGTGCTCTGCTGGCTGCGATCCAAGGCGGACTGGCCTGCTTGGAAACTCTGCTGGCCGGTCTGCAGGGCAGTCTGCTGCGTACGGTCCATGGCCGCCTGCGCGGCTTGGAAGTTTTGCTGTGCAGCCTGCAGGGCCTGCTGAGCCTCGATGCTCTTGTCAGCCAAAGCGGTTTGCTGGGCGCGATCGAGTTGGGTCTGGGCGGCTGTGAAGTTCTGCTTCGCGTTCTCCATGGTCGAAGCAAACGACTGGGAGCCGATCCGCTCGGCCGTGCTGAACTCCTGCTGCTTGGCCAACTGCGTGGCATCAAAGCCCTGCTGATTGGTCTGCAGGCCAAACTTGTTGATCTCGCCCGAGTTGAACTGGCCCGATGTGTTCAGGGCGTTCATGTTGTCCTGAGCTGCCGCGTTGTACGCGTTGGCGTCCTGCTGAGCGATCGGGGTCGCACGGTCGATCATTGCCGCCACGCCAGCGCCCGCTGCCATCGAGCTGTTGACCAGCCCGCGCTGAGCCATCTGCTGAGTCGCCAGCGTGCGCGCACGCGCCATCAGCGGGCTGTCCTTGGACAGGATGCTGTTGACTTGCCCCTGAACCGTGTCAGTGGCCTTGTTGAGCTGGCGCGTGGTGGGGGCGTAGGTCGCCACGTTGGGCGTGGTCGGTGCCGATGTGCCCACGTTGCCGGGCAACTGGCCATTCGTGGTTGGCTGCTGAAGCATGCCACCCTCTGCACCCGGCTGGCGCATAGCGCCGGTCACAAGGCCGCCGTTGGCTGGCTTTGCGGGCTGGGTGTCAAAAGGATTATCTTGGGTCGGTGTGGCCATGTCTGGACTTTCAAACGAAAACGCCCCGTCGGAGCGGGGCGAAACCGGGTACGGTCCAGACGGACCAACCCGGCAGGAATTCTAAAGCATTGTGATACTTCACGCCAGCCCCCCGCTCAGGACGTTCAGCGCCTGACGAATATGCTTGACGCGATCCTCGAGACCAACGGTTCCGCCGTTGATCTTCTTGGTGAGCGCCGTCCAGTCCCCGGCCTCGGCCAGCGCGTTGCAGTTGTGCGTCGCCCAGAACCACCCGGCCGTCAGCGCCGCGTACTTTGGCGTGCGCACCAGATCCGGCTCCTTGACGAAGTCCACGCCGATCGCCTTGCCTGCGTGGAAGAAGTTCGCATGGCCGGTGAGCTGCAGCCAGCCGGACCCACGGAAGCGCCAGCCGTCGCCAGACGCCTCGTCGCGGTTGCCCATGCGGTTGGCGTAGACGTTGTTGGCCAAGCCCTTGGGGTTGCGGGCGTAGCGCTGCGCGATCTCCATGGTCGGGAACCGCTTGGGCCAGATCTTCATCAGACGGTCGGCGCTGTAGCTCAGCCCCTCCTCGAGCTTGGTGAAGTTGCCGCACTCATGGCCACACTGCCCAATGAAGCCAGCCTGCTGCCGGGCGGTGGTGATGCCCCAGCGGGTGAAGGTCTCGTTGAATACGTCGACCAGCTCCGGGTTGATGTGCATCTGTTTGAGTTGATCAGTGCTGACCATTGATCTGTTCCCTCACCTTGTTGTACGCGTCGATGCAGGAGTTGAGCTGGTTGATGGCTCTGTCTCCTTCGGCGACGATGGCAGCAATAGCTGCGAGAGTCTGTCGGTCAGATTCGCTGACCTCTTCGTTCCGATCTCCGGCGGGAGCGGCGGGACCTGCGGTGGCTGGTACACAACTTGTGGCTGGGAGGCGCACCCGGCCAGCACGGATAGCGCGGTCCAGAGCAGTAGATTTTTCATTGAGCGCATGGTTAGCCTCCTGAAGTTGGTTTGCGTTGGCGTTGATCTGCTCGGTGAGCCGCTGCTCGGTCTGCCGCGACTGCTCGTTGGCTTGCGCGATGGCCGCCTGCATCTCGCCATCTCGCTTGGTCCAGCCCTTGCTGAAGCCAAAGCGGTAGATGCCAAAGATCACCAGCAGCGTGATCAGCACCGCGATGCCCAGACGCTGCAGGCCAATCATTGCTCACTCCTCGCGACCGCACGCTCAAGGCCGATCTCCTCGTGCGCGGGGTCGATGTAGTCCGGCGCAGTGGTAGGCGGTGGCGGCGGCACCCAGCTCTCGTCGAGCTGGGCGTTCTGGAAGCCCATCCAGTTCCAGTCAGGTACTACTGGATGGGCCGGTGGCTTTGGGGGCTCGACCCCCGGTGCGGGCGCTGCGGGCTTGGGTGGCTCGGGCGTGATGGCCTTGGCCACGGCTGCCGTCGCGCGCTTGGACATGACGCCACCAATGCCGCCGACGATCAGCAACACGATGTCGTTGAGCATCTTCGTGTAGGCCTGATCAATCGGAGCCATCGACTTGATCGGCTGCGTCACGAACGTCACCGAGTACAGGATCGACGCGACGATGAACGCAAGGATCAGCGTCACGACAATCACCACGAAGCCCCAGATTCGGACCTCGATGTCGTCAGCGGTTAGGTGCTGCTTCTGGGGTGGATTGAGAAGGTTGAGCATTGATTTGTTTCTCCAAGATTGGGGCCACAAGGTATTCCGGGCATTGCTGAGTGAATTGGCACTTGGGCTTCTGGCACTCAGGCTTCGAGAAGTTCTCTGGGTTCTGGCACGGGTAGCGGTATTGGTCCTCACACCCCTCAAGCAGTAACGCCGTTGCAATGAGCGCGAGGCCCAACATCAGGTATCTCATTTGCCGCCTTTCAACGAACCAGCGCCGATCGAGTCAATCGCCGACCACTGACTGTCCACATCCTTCTTCAGCACCACCATGTCCTTCTGGATACCGACCATGGCTTCGCGCAAGGCCTGCACGTCTCGAGTGAACACCTGCACGCCCTCGACCGTCGTCCTCAACTGAGAGATGGCACCTTGGAGCTTGGAGACGTCGTTGGCTTCCATCAGCTTCTGGACCGCGTTCATGTCGACCGTCAGCTTGGTGCCCAACGACTGGGCCTCGCCGAGCATGCGTGACATGGCCACCATCTCGCCTTCCATGCCATCGACCTTCTCGATCAGTTTCACGAGAGGCTCGAGGTCGGCTGGCTTGATCGACGAAACCGCCTCCTGCAGCTTCTGGTACTTGCCCCACTCGCCGCCCGCCGCATAGATCGCGCCGCCCACGGCACTCACGCACGCGAGGAACCAGACGATGTAGCTGCCCTTCAGGTTGACGCCACCGATCTTCAGCTCGGTGGACGCAAGGTCCACCTTGTCGCTGGGCTTGTTCTCGTCAGCCATCGCTTAGTACGGGCTGGTGGCGCTCACGTAGAAGGCGTTGCTGCCTTGTGTGAACTGGTTGAGCATGCCCTCTTGCGTGATCTGCAAGCCGTCCTGCCATGCCAGCGTGATCGCAGTGTTGGCGTAGGCCGCAGTGGTCGTCACGTAGTTCAAGTCCTTCGAGTACGTGTTGACGAAGTTGTCCACGTTCTGGGTCAGCGTGACGTTCTGCGCGGCGCGCATGAACAGGGCGGCCTGCGAGGCGTAGCTGTTCACGTTGGCCAAGCTGGTGTTGTATGCACTCACCTGCTGGGCAGTGACGTCGGTGCTCAGCCCTGCATTCAGGATCGCGGTCTGCGTGGCGCGAGCAGTCGGAACGTCACTGATGCCGGACACCATCTGGTTGACCGTGACCACCTTCTGCAGGTCGACCGTAGCGGCAGCCAGATCAGAGATCGAGTTGCGCATGCTGGCCAGATTGTTCGATGCTTGAGTCTCGAAGAACTGGCGCGAGCCGTTGAAGCTGGTTGTGTTGAAGGCGCGCGCTGCCGTGTTGTATGTGGTGCGCTGTGCCTCGCTGATCGTTGCCGTCTGGTAGGCGGTGGGGTCAACGATCGTGCCGACCGTTGCGGCCGTAGACAGCGCCGTGCTGTAGCGAGCACCAAGAGCCAACTGGCCCTTGATCTCACCGCTTGCGTTGGTCAGGTTCGTTACCACCTGACGCTGATTCGGGAGCAGCGTTTGTGCGCTTGCTTGCCCGGAAGCGATCAGACAGAGAGCCAGAGTCGCTGCCAGCAGCAGCCACACCTTGCGAAATGGGTTTAAGTGGTTGTGTTTCATAGTCAGGCCTCATCTCAGGGTTTTGTTGCCACAACAGCGTGGCCTGTTTGCCAATCGCCCCGAGGTATGGGCACGGCGTTCCCGCCATGGCCATGCCTTGGAACACTCGCGGGTCCTGACACAGGATTGCGACCGCAGCCACCTTGAGTCCGAACTCGTTGAGAGTCTTGGCCAGCTTCAACAGCTCGCAGCGCTCGTCGCGCCGGTAGGTGCCCCCACCAATCCCGATGACGCTCGACGAGACAGAGCCGGAGACGCCAATCAAGCAGGAGTCGGTACCACCACCCATGTAGGACGGCGCAATCGCGCTGGGCGGCGGCGTATGCGTGCCCGGTGCGTTGCCGTTGTACGTGTTCGACGTGCTGGTCGTCGGGTTGTTCGAGTTGCTGTTGTTCGTGATGTTGTTGCCTTGCTGGTTGGTCGACAGGTTGTCCACCGTGGCGCTGTTTTGCGCCATCGCGGAACCGACCATGAACAGCAAGGCAAGCCATCTCATTTCAGACCGGCTATTGAGGCGTAGATGACGCCCGCCATCGAGACCAGCATGATCCCGGCGGTCTTCATCAAGATGCCTTCAAGGCGCTTGAGCCGCGCGTTGATCTGTTCGTAGCGCAGTGCGCAAACGGCTTCGTGTGAGTTGAGGCGTGCCTCTGCTTCAGAGATGGATGACATGGTGGTACTGCTCATTCAAAAAAGTGCAACTTGAAAACTGTGCGGTCGTAGAGAGCGACGATCTCGTCGATGATGTTCTGCAGGTGGGTCTCGTCCTTTTCCACCGCCTTGTAGCGGTTGGCCTTGATCCACTTGAGCTGAGCCTGCATCGACTCTTTGATCTCGCCGGGGAACTCGTTGTCCAGCAGCGGGATGTCGATGAGCGTCAGCTCGCAGCCTTGGTAGGCTTCGGCCAGCGAGTCAGCGAGATCTACGATGGCTGGGTAGAAGTCACCCAGCGCATCGTGCCGAGAGAAGCTGCCCTTGCCTGTGGTGCGCAGGTGCGCACGGTGCGCGAGGTCTCGCGCAAGAAACAGCACAGCGATGAACTGGCCAATGGGTGCGTGGGTCTTAGCCATTGTGATACCTCAGAAGAAAGAGATGAAGCTGCCGCCGCCAGCAGGAAGAGCAGGCAAGCCATTGATGTTGGTCGTGACCAGCCAATCAATCCCCTCGACGTTCGCGCTTGCCACTACGTTGCTGCCGCCAGTGACGACAGAGTTCACCCCGATCTTCCATGGTGTTGCCTTCACCAGAGTCGTGCTACCTGAGACGGCATTCAACGTGACTGGGCTACCACTGACTCCAGCCACACTGAACGTCGTGAACTCAGTGGTTCCGTTGGTCGGGAAAGAGATTGTCGTGCCGTTGACGGTGTTGGTGAGACCGGCGAGCTTGTTCGAGCTTTGAAACGTCAGAGTACCCGCGCCACCTTGATTAACGGTGGGCCATGTCTGGATTCCGCCACCATTGAATGTTTTTGCCGAAGCGCTTGTGAAACTGATGACGCCACCGGACCCAGTCAGCGTTAGACCTGTAGAAGCAAAAGACCAGACGCTGCCGGAGCCACCGATGGTCCACGTTCCAGAACCCAGATTGAGTTGTCTGGTCAGTGTGCCGTTTGATGAAACTCCTCCAGCCGTGAACGTGACGTTGTAGTTGTTTGCGTCGAATCCGCCCTGAGTAAGCGCAAGACAGTTGTTGCTGTTTCGACTCGAGCTGAGCGCATCCTGCAGGGTGACCGTCCCTCCGGGTGACTCAACCGTAAACTGCTGTGTGAACACTCTTCCAGCGCTGGTGATCGTCTGTGCGTTTCGACCAGAGAAAATGATCGTGCCGGGCTGGGCGAGCGTGATGGCTGCACCGCTCACCCAGTTGCCGTGCAGCGTTGTATTGCTTGAGATTTCAACGTTGAGCGCATTGCTGGCTCGAGCCGAGAAGTCAAGCGTGCCAAGGTTGGAATCCGACGAGAATGAAACTGCGGAGCCTGCCGCCGGGTAGGTTGCGGCGGGGAAGACGGCTGTGTCTTGAGCCAGCGGAAACATTGTGTCGTCAGCAGCTCCGCCACTGGTGGCGGACCATGCGCCAGACGCGTTGAAGGCTCCGCTTCCAGTTGCCCGGTAGTACACCGTCTTCGCAGCGCCAAACGTGATGCCGCTGTTTCCTTTGCAGTCGCCGAGTCGAGTTCCGCTGATTGGAGCTGCCGCACCGGCGATTGCGATGTCGCGAAAGTCCACATCCCGAAGACCAGCGCCAACTGCTGCGCAAGTAATCGTGCGCTGCGTTCCAACCACGTCGGACCTGAACAGGAGCCGATAAGCCGCACCGGTTGAACCGGACACGGTCAGCGTTCCATTCACCGTCTGGTTTGCACTGATGTTTGCAATTCCAAGGGCGTTTGAGGTCCTGCCCGGAAACGTCAGGTTGTTGAACGTATTCGCGCCTGTGATATTGAATGAACCGAGGCTTGTCGAGGTCCAGCTTACGTTGTAGAACGTCTTCCCATCACCGGCAAACAGAGCACCCGTGCTGCTCAAGTTAATCTGCGAAGTGCCCGGATTGAACGTCAGGTTTGCGGTTGTGCCAAAACTCACCCCACCCGAGCCGGTTATCGTTACTACGGACGAGCCAAGGTTGATTGTCCGCACAGAAGTCGATGAGGATGTAAAGCCAACTACGGAGACGTTGTAGTTATTCGTTGTGAATGTTCCGGCGCTAATGATAAGCGTGCCCGACCGCGTCATTGCAGCGCCCAAACTTAGGGTGATGTTGGCGCTGTTCAGGTTGAGCGTGCCAGTGTTTTGCGTCGTGTCGGTAAAAGTGACGGTGCCAGACCCAGATAGGCTGTCAAAGGTTGGCGAGTCTGAAGCACCGGGAACGGATGCGCCGCCTGCGCCACCCGAAGTGGCTGCCCAGTTTGCCGTGTTGGTGCTGTCCCACGTTCCCGCACCACCAACCCAATAGCGTGCTGCCATCAGATCACCTCATCGACTTGAGGAGCGGTGACGAACGCGATCCAGTTGTCCACGCGCTGCTGCTTCATGGCCTCGATCTGATCATCGGTCAGACCGTGGTCATCAGGCAGATGCAGCGCATCACGATAAAGCCCGTGCTCAGTTTGGAATTCAAAGTCGATCTTCAGCATTGTGAATCCTTATGCTTGAGTGGTGACTGCGATGACGTCCCAGCGAGTCGATGCGGCGTTATACATGCAGCCAACGTAGGTCGTCTTATTGACAGTGGTGGTTGTCGGTAAGGTCACGCCGATAACAGTGAACGTGGCGTTCCAAGTCAGCGCGCGAGCAGTGCCGTTGTCGACAATTCTAAACACCAGCTTTGTTCCATCGACGGGCGTACCAGTCGGGGCGTTGATGGTGAGACCTGCCGCCAACGCGGTGAAGGCGTAGGCGTCATAGGCGCTGACATCAGGCGTCAGGGTCGCTGCACTCGTTGTCGACGAGATGCGGTTGTTGATGCGCTTGTTTGTCAGCGTCTGCGTAGCAGCCAGCAAAGCCACCGTGTCAGAAGTCACAGCGGGGATGGTGTGCTGCTGCGAGCTGGATGGACCGATCTTTGCCGAGATGATCGGCGACGTGGAGTCCGCGAAGGTGGTGGCACCGGCCAGATAGTTGGCGGCCGTGCCATCCATGTAGAGGTTCCAGCGGTTGGCCGCCGCTGGCAGCGCGCCACGGAAACCGTAGTTCGTGGTCGCGCCGGTCAGCGTCGAGTCAGCAAGGAAGCCCGTCTGAGTGGTGATCGAGGAGCCAGCGCCAACCGAGCCCTGCACTGCTCGGTAGTGGTACAGGTTGCCCAAGGTGAACGACGCCGCCGCTGTCGACGGTGCCGTGTAGAACATGTTGACCGCAGTGGTCGAGTCAGACTGGACAGCACCCTCAGAGGTCACGCCGTAGGTCTGCACCGCGCCCGTCAGGTTACGGTTGACGCGGACGTTGAAGCCGGTCAGCGTGGAGATGCCAACACCCAGCGCGGCCAGCACGTTGAGGTTGCCGGTCATCGTGTCGCCGCTCTTCTGCAGGTACCCTGATGCAGGCAGGTATGTGGCTGTCCACGCAGCGCCGTCGTAGACCTTCATCACGTTGGCCGAGCTGTTCCAATACAGCGCGCCAGTGAGCAACGCGTTGCCATCGTTGTCGACGGTAGGGTCGCTGGTCTTGGAGCCGAGGTAGCGGTCGTCAAACGCGTCGTAGGAGGCCGCAGCGTTGGTGGCCGAGGTGGCGGCTGCAGACGCAGAGCCGGAGGCCGCCGTGGCGCTGCTTGCTGCGTTGGTGGCGCTTGTGGCGGCAGCCGAGGCGGAGGCCGCAGCGCTGGTCGCGGAGCCAAGGATCGAGTCCGTGTAGGCCTTCGTGGCCGCATCCTGCGCATTGGTCGGGTCGGCCATGCCAGTGATCTTGTTGGCACCCATCGCAATCGCACCAGACATCGTGCCGCCAGCCTTAGCAAGCAGCGTGGCCACCGTGGTGTCCACTTCGGTCTTGGTGTACGCGTTGGAGATGCCGTAGCCGGACAGCGTCGTGAGAGCCGTAGCGGCAGTCACGCGGCCGTAGGCGTCGATCGTCAGACCGGCGTAAGTGTCAGCCGTCACCCCGGTCGTGGCCAGATCAATGTTGTCGGCGTTGACGACGATGCGCGAGCTGGAGGCGGTGCCGACGTTGAGCGTGTTGCCGCTCTTGGACATGCCGGTGCCAGCCGTGATCTGGCCTGCGCCAGAGAACTGCTCGAAGGTCACCGATGTCGAGCCCAGCGTGCCGCCAGAGGCGACCGTGCAGACCCAGCCAGAGTTGTCGTTGGCGGTACCCTCTTCCACGAAGAAGAATGCGCCCGGGAACTCGGCCCAGATGTCCATGTCTGCCGCACGGGTCCAGCTTCCTGCTGCGACCACGTAGACGCCGTTGGCGCTGGTGGCCGACTGGTTCTTGACCAGCACGCGATCACCAGCGATCACGGATACGCCGTCAATGGTCTGGGTTCCAGACAGGCCGATCTCGGTCGTGGTGGCCACGCGCACGCTGCCCTTGACGTCAAGGCCCTGAGCCACGCCGTCGACATAGGCCTTGGTGGCTGCATCGCCGTCAGCGGTCGGCGTTCCCAGACCGGTGATCTTGCTGCCGCCCATGGCGATGGCACCACTCATGGTGCCGCCTGCCAGCGCCAAGCGGGTGGCCGTCTGCGTGTCGACGTAGCCCTTGTTGGCCGCGTCACCTGAGTTGGTCGGCGTCGACAGGTTGATGATGGTCGCCGAGCTTCCGGCGTCCATGTCCAGACTGCCGTTGATCGTGACGTTGTTGAACGTCGATGTGCCGGTGTTGGCCGTGACGTTGCCAGTCAGGTTGCCCGTCACGTTGCCGGTCACTGCGCCAGTGACGTTACCCGTCACATTGCCGGTCAGGTTGCCAGTGAAGCCGGAGCTGGCCGAGACGGTCGTGAACGCGCCGCTCGAGGCGGTAGTGCCGCCGATCGGGGTGTTGTTGATCGTGCCGCCACCGATGGTCACGGAGGTGCCGAGGTTCACCGCGCCGTTTGCAGACAGGGTCGTGAAGTTACCGGCCGCGCGGGTTGTCGCACCAATCGGGGTGTTGTCGATCGTGCTGCCGCTGATGGCCAGCGACTGCAGGTCCGACGAGGCCACGATCGCGGTCCCGGCGGAGTTGATCATGGCCACCTTGTAGCCATTGCCAGTCAGCGTGGGCAGCTTGTTGAAGCCAGCGCTGACGAGATCCAACTCGGCGCGCAACTGAGCAGACGAACCCGGAGCGTTTGGCGTTGGGTATGTGGAGTGGTTGTAGTAGCTGTTGGACATTATCGAATCCCTCGCCGGGTGCTGTAGTGAACAATGATGCTGTTGACCGTGAACGGCTTGAGGATCGCGGAAACAGACGAAATTCGGATGGCGATGTTCTCAGCAGTGCCAGCCACATCGACCTCGTTTGGCGACAGCTCCTGACCGTCCCAGACGAACTGGTCCCAAGTGAAGCTGTCCCAGAATGCAGAGCGCAGGTCGTTCTCGTAGACAGCGTCGACCGGCTGGTCAAGTTGCTGCGTGCGGTAACCAAGGTCACAACCAAAAGCGAACTCCGCCCACGCGTCTCCAGTCAACTCGACACTCGCCTTGCGATAGCGCTTGAGCAGACGAGGACTCTTGATTGAGTTGTAGATCAGGTTGATTCCGGCCTGAATCTCGAGGCCGTCAAAGCTGGTGCCACGGTCCATCTGATACACAAAGCCATTGCTCGAGCCAAAGTAGGCCGTGGCGTTGCCGTCAGAGTCCTCAGACTCAAAGCAGCACAGCACTGGGTGCGCGTACTGCACGGGCATGGCACCCAAGTACTTGGAGTTCATGATCGTCAAGTACAGGCTGTAGCCGTC